TCAATAAAGTAATCGTAGTTGCCGTTAACAACAAAAAAGATGGTTTCCTCCGGAAGGAACTAAGGGCCCTTCGGGAACAGCGGAACCTAATAAAACAGAAATTAAAGACGGCAAACGATGAAGAGAAGGATCTACTTACCAGTCAGTCCTGGAACGTAAAAATCCTGATGAACATCGTGTCCGGAAACTGCGGTGACGGTATTTCCAGATATGGAAGTTTACCGGTTACTATCGTGACCGTCGGGGTCGGTAGGGAACTTATTAAGACATTACACACCTACATAGACGACAATTATGATAATGCATCCGTAGAACTTGACACAGACGGTATTATGATGGATAAGGAACCAGATTCCGAAAAGATTAACTTATTCATTCAGGAATTTGCACATAAGAAATTCGGGATCGATGATACCAGTGATATCAGTGTGGATTGTGATGAATATAAGGCAGGATATTTCCTGAAACAAAAGAATTACGTCCTCCAAGAACTCAATGATGAACTTATCTTCCATGGTGTGAGTCTGAAAAGTTCCAGACAACCCAAAATGTTTGATTCGGCACGTGACATCATCGTAGATACGATCTTTAGTGAAGGTGACGTAGATGTGAAGAAAATGATAAATAGGATAGCAAAAATGGAACAATATACACTTTCGGAATTTTCACTTAGGACGACTATACATAAAGACTTCACAAGTTATAGTAAGGGTTCCCTCCAGAAGAAACTCGGGAAACAAGGTAAGACAATTGGTATTAAACCCGTGCCTGGTGTACAGTACGAATATGTGAAAGAGGTGGACGGATGGAAGATAATTCAATTTGCTGATATTAATAAAATTGATTATAAATATTATGAAAAGATAATTGAAAAACTATGTGGTGTATTTAATTTTTCATCAGAATATAAGACACGACAGAATAAGACGCTTGGTGAGTGGTTCTAAATGGTAAATAGTGGACTTAGTAAGTGGACTGTAGAACTAAAACGTGGTACCACAGATTCCATCATAACTCACCCGATCCTATGTGATTGTGGCTACGAGAGACCGATCGGCGGCGATGGTGGTCAAGTCGCAAGTTTCTTTTACGAAAAATATCAGTACGTCTGTGGTGGATGTGGTAGGATACTTGGTGAACAGACATACGAAGAATACATGGAAAGTTTAGACCAAAAGATTAATAAGGAATGAAGACTAACACATAACTGAGGGCATGTAGCTTAATGTAGAGCACCAGTCTCCAAAACTGGTAGATGAGGGTACAAATCCTTCCATGTCCATTCACAGTAGGTGATATAAATGGAAACAGACGACAAACCAACAATGGAAAGTAAACCAGAATTTCAGAATATACTCAATGAATTACGTAATTTGAATGAAAAGACAGGTATAGTATTAGAAAAAATATTAGATATCAATGAAGGTCTTTTAGGGGAACCAGTTGCACTTCCTAAAAGAGAAGGTCCAGTACCAGTTAGAGAAGGGTTTATCCTAATCGCAGAAGATGAACTCGTTGAGATCGGAGAAAGTTTGGATCGTATAGATATGGCATGTGCTGTCCTTCTACAACAGATACGGTGACCGGAACCTTTATATAGTATCAAAACTGATAGTATACTATGACACGACAAACAGATCCGACGTGGGAAGACTACATTATAGGTTTTGGTAAGTATAAATCAAAATCGATAGCCCAAATCTGGCAGGAAGATCGCGGTTACGTAAAGTGGATGGCGGGAGAATTGTCAACCGATGTGGGATTTGCTGCTAAATGTGTTATAGCAGGTAAACCGATTAAGAAACCTGAACCCACAGCCCCGATTGATAGTATATTGGGGCGCTTTAAGATTACATTCGGTAAACATTCCGGAAAAACTATGAGTGATGTGTGGGTTGATGATCCACAATACGTAAAGTGGTTAGCCCGGGAATCTTACATGCATGACGTCAAGGCGATAGCTCAAGCTATTGTAAATGACAATCCCGAAGAGATAATAGAAAAAGAGAAAAATAAAAGTAAAATTATAAAATTAAGTTCCGCCACAACTCCCACATCGGACTTCGCAATGTCTCCCGAATTCGGGCATGATAAGACGTTATATCCTTATCAGGTAGCCGGTGCGGAATTTTTAGAACGAACGAATGGTTGTGCGATAATATCTGATACTGTCGGACTCGGAAAATCTGCGCAGGCATTATCATACCTACAGAATCACCCGGAACTGCGACCGGCAATAATCGTGTGTCCGGCATCCGTCAAACGTCAATGGTATCAGTACGTTTATGACTGGATGACGACAGAGGACATAGTCGAAGTCATAAACGGTACTAAAAAAGACTTTGTGGGAGATATTCTGATACTAAATTACGATATCTTGAAGAAAAATACATTCGAACTCAAGAAATTGGATCCGAAAGTAATAATATTCGATGAATTCCACAAGATAAAGAACTATAAAGCGCAACGTACGATTGCGGCTGTGGATCTCGCAAGTCAAATACCACACAAGATTCTACTGTCTGGTACACCCTTATTCAATCGCACGAGTGAACTCTGGGTACCTTTAACCATTATAGACCCTATAACATATAGTAGACGTTCATTTCATCGATGGCACCGTGAGTTCTGCGATTCTAAACAGAATGAATATGGATGGGATTTTTCAGGTAATTCAAACACAGATAGATTGGCTGAGCAATTAAAGTCAATAATGATCAGGAGAACCGAAGAAGAAGTCTTCGATGATCTCCCGGAAATGATCAGAACGACGATCCCGATAGTTATTTCAAATCGTCACACGTATAATAAGGCTAAAGATGATCACATAGCATGGATCCAGGAAGAACAGGGTAAAATGGCTGCTGACAGAGCGAAACGTGCGGAACACCTAACCCGGATCGAATACCTAAAACAACTAGCAGCAGAAGGTAAAGTAAAGGCAACAATCGAGTGGATAAGTGATTACCTAACGTCCGAGGAAAAGATCGTGGTATTTACACATCATAAAAGTATTACGGACGCACTTATGAAGAAATTCGGTAAGATTGCCATTAAGATAGATGGTTCCACACCGAAAGAAGATAGCCTCGATATCACGAATCGTTTTGAGAACGATCCTGAGATAAAAATCTTCATTGGTAACATGATCGCTGTATCGGAAGCTATCAATCTCGGGGTGTCAAAGTCTGTACTATTTATTGAACTCGGGTGGTCACCGAAACTCCATGAGCAATGTGAAGGTCGTATCAAGGGACTACGTCAATCCGGACGAGGTAGGAAGACAACACACGCTTACTACTTGATCGGTATCGATACTATAGACGTGGAAATTGCGGCAATGCTTGAGGCAAAGCGTGAGATTGCAGATACGGCAATGGACGATGAAGTAAGAATGAATTTCGACTTCTTTAAAAATTTGGTGAAATAAATGATAGAACATAAATTCAGAGCATGGGAACGAATTTTTCCCGGTTTCAGATAGAAGTAATCGGTAACATATACGAAAACCCCGATCTGTTAAATTAAATAAATGGTGATATAATTCATGAATTCAGAAATAAGAAACATACTAAACCCACAGACTAAAGTACAACAATTTACTCTTTCGGGTGAAGTAAAAGAAGAAAAGATGATGATAACCAAACTTGGTTATCTACCATTATCTATCTTTGAGATAGATTGGAAACAGACGAAGGTACTTAAAGAATACGTCGGCGACATATCTCAAGGTAGAAGTGATACCACATCCGTCATAGCGTATCAGAAAAGTGCAGGGAGTATTTTTAATCCGTACTTGTGTAAATCGCTACTTCGTGGTTATGCACCAAAGACGGCGAATATCTACGACCCCTTCGCAGGCGGCGGCACACGCGCTATCATATCAACCGCAATGGGCCACAAATACACAGGATGTGAAATCCGGAAGGAAGAAGTGGATAATGTTAACAAACGTGGTAAGACATTAGGATTGGATTTTACATTACTACACAAGGACTCCCGGGATTTCGTAGATAAGGAAGCCTTTGATTTTTCATTAACGTGTCCACCATATTACGATATGGAGCAATATCACGGTGGTGAAAATGATCTGTCTATGGCACCAACGTACGAAAGATTCATGGAAGATATAGATAAAGTCATGGAAAATGTGTATGCATCACTAAAACCAGATTCATATTGTATTTGGGTGGTAGGTAACCTTAGACACAATAATACATATCTCATAGATTTCCGTGGTGATGTGGTACGATCAGCCGGGAAAGCTGGATTTATTTTCCATGATGATATTGTAATACATTCCGCCGCTGGAAATGCAGTCCAACGTGTAGGACGTTTTGAGGCAAATAAAAAATCCGTCCGGATACACGAATATGCACTGATATTCAAGAAACTATGAGTGTTAAAACTTTTAAAGTTTTAAACCGTAAACTTTATATACCTCCGGTGAGAGATATAGACTTACAGGAAGTGAACATAATGACAAACACGACACACCTATACCAAACCGGAGAGAACATACAGAAGATCCAGGAGAAAACGGATATCCTTGAAAAGGATGTCCAGACCATCATTGAGAAAGATATGGAAACATACCTCGGTGTCAGATTCCTTGCTACAGAGTACCAAACAGGAAAGATACACGGTGGGATAATAGATTCACTCGGTATCGATGAAAACAACGTTCCCGTGATCATTGAGTACAAACGTAATATAGATAGTGGTGCTGCTATACAGGGATTGTTTTACCTTTCGTGGTTAATGGATCACAAGTCAGAATTCAAACTCGCTGTACAGGAAAAACTCGGTAAAGACGTGAGTGAGAATATCGATTGGTCGGAACCTAGGGTAATCTGTATCGCAAACGATTTCAAGAAATACGTCATCGGTGCGATCGGATACATGGGACCTAATATCGAACTGATGCAATATCGACTGTTTAATAATGGAATGTTGATAATAGAGGATGTATACACTCGGAACACTAATAATACCGGGACGTCAAAATCAGATATCCTATACAGTTCTACAACGGATGAAAGACTCAAAAGATGTAATGATACCATCAGAGAAGTATACGGTGATCTTAAACAATTCCTGGTGAATCTGGATACTACAGTAAAGGTCAAGGAAACGAAGAATTATACGGCATTCAGAACGGGTCGGAATTTCGCCGTCGTAAAGATCTTTTCGAAGGATGGTAACATCCGAATCGGTGCTAACATCAACCCGGATATGATCACATTAGAAGATGGATTCACGGAAGATGCTCGTGATATCCATGGTAATGACGGGCCCCTACATATTACTATAAGGACGCCCGCCGACCTCGAGAAGGCGAAACCTATACTGGTGAGGAGTTTTGATAATTCATGAATAAGACAATAAAAATATCGAGTAAATGGGCTAACCACCTATTTAATTGTAACGTCGAATACATCACGACGACCTGCAACGGTAGGTGTTGCAGGGGAACCGGGAAGATCATAGTAAGTCTACTCCCGGAAGAAGAAATCACACAACGTAATAACGGGTTCGATGTAGTTGATGGGCTACTCCAAGCGGACCCGGATACTAAGATGTGTCCACATCAATTACCGAGTGGTCTTTGTAATGTACATGGGACCACACTGAAACCATTCGGTTGTATTGCATCACCGTTTACACTTAACGGTAATGATACTTTAATAATCCGACATAGATACATCAAATTTAAGTGTCATGGTGTGGGGGAACCGGCATATAAAACATTCCGGGCATCACTCGATCTAATCTTCGGTATCGAAGAATCACAAAGAATCTGTGATCTATTGGATCAAGGGAGTGATGATTTCTATGCAAAGATATCAGAAGATAATTATTTGAAATTAAAATATCTAGATGGTCTGAAAAAGGAAAAGCCCGTGGGTAGAACTATGAACCTAAGTGACTACTGTTGATAAACAATTAAAACTTTTAAAGTTTTAGACCACAACCTTTATATACTATCACGTACAGATGTAATATTACACAAAGGTGAACTATAATGGCGAATAACAACGAAACCCACAAAAAAGCTGTTGAACATGCAGCTTGCTACCTTATCGAGAACGGAATCTCCACGCGAGCGGGTCCAGGACGTGGAATAGACCTTATACTTGACAGCGGAAAGACTATTCTCGTACGCGGGATGAATGAAGAGCCTGCGATCGCACTAATGAATGGATCACTGGACACACTAAAAGCAGACTATGTCGTAGCCGTGACAAGACTGAGATATCGATGTTCAAAGAAGGTCTACATCATGTCGATGGACATAGCGAAGTACATTGCCGGAAATAACCCATATCAGGAGACCGGACGGAATGACTGGTTCATTACACAAGAGGCATACCATACATACCGAGATAATACCGAAGTCCTAAAATAATGGTGTTTACACCATTATCTTTTAATTTATGATATTAATAATCACCCTTATGTCAATCGCAGGTGCGATATGTGTTTCACAGAATCGTGCATTGACAGCAAACTATATTTGGAGTGTATCAAACATCGGTCTCATAGCGCATAATATAATGATAAATGAATATGAGATAGCATTTCTCTTTATAGTCTACGAGATTATCGCATTGTATGGAATTTATAATATACAATTCAGAAAGGTTAAAGAATGATATCACCCATAGATCCAAAAGACTATATCGGCTACAATGCGGCCGACGTAGTCAACTACCTAAACAAAACTACCATGGGTAAGGCTACCCGGAGATTTTTCCTTCTACACGGACCTCCCGGGTGTGGTAAGACAACACTAATCGATGTGATAGAACACTCAGAACACGTCACGATGCGCAGAAGTAACGCCTCGGACACCCGGAAAACCGGCGATATCAAAATCGGAGATTATTTATCATCCGGAATTAAAAATGAGAATGTTTGTGTTGTCCTCGATGAATGCGACGGTCTCCCAAAGACAACGTGGAAGAAAATAGAAGAAATATCCAATATTAATAATAAAATCCCGATTATATTAATAGCAAATAATATATCCAAGATTCCAGATAAAATTCGTAAACAGTGCATGGAAAAAGAGATAAAAGTCAATCATTTTTCTATGTTAGCGTTTGCTAAACGGGTTAATGATAAAGAAAACCTTGGATTGACTTCTACACAGATTAATGAGTTTGTAGACAGGTGTAGGTCTTATAGGTGCCTTATACACCTTCTCGAGTACGGATATAGTGATGAAATGGAAATCCCGGTTTCACAAAATGAACATATTCTAAACGCATTACACGGAAAATTTACCGAATTCAAGCCTACCGACCTACGTAATATCATAGTTATCATCAATGACAACGTTAAATCACCAATGCTCATATCTGATGCCGACGTGTGGCTATCAAGATATGAGCACGGTTATAAGTACGGGAAAAACATCTGTGGCGCGTGTTTAAACGCAATCCGAGCAAAGAAGGTTAAACTCGATTATCCTAGAACTTACGCCTTGATACACACAGCACATTGCAGTTATAGGGGTTAAGAAATGAGACCAAGTAATCAAAATATATAAGGTGATATAATATGATGGAATTAGAATTAACGAAAGAACAACTCATGGATTTCGCATCGAAGCTATTCGATATGAATTTCCCTGATAAGGGATATACACAGCTTAAAGACCAACCGTTTCACATCCAATCGGACTGGATTAGTAGAGCGCTGTAAACACGTAGACTTATACCGTCCGGCATGTAATCTACGCGGTGACGACATAAGTCTGGAATGTGTTTGTAGTAAATTTGAATTATTTGAATTCGAGGATGACGAAGATGATGAAGATGACTAATATAGAAATAGAAGAATTTATAGAGAATTTTAATAAAAAACTTATATTACTCTGTGAGTCCGGAAGTGGTACTTACGGTTTTAAGTCCGAAACCAGTGACACAGACATTCGAGGTGTATTCATTGAAGACAACTCACTAGTCTTAGGTCTGAGAAAGCCAAGAAATACCATCGAAGGATTTTCATCTGACAGGATGGTTGACTGGCAGATTTTCGAACTCGAAAAATTTCTTAGATTACTGATAAAACCGAACTTCAACATAATGGAATGGGTCTACACACCATATCAGTATGTGGACTACCCACCAATATTCATGGAAATCGCTGATCTTTCACTATCACAGATACTTGGACACCACGTCCGGGGATGGGCATATTCTATCTATAAGATGAACTGGAATGATCCGAAAAAATGTATTTATGCAATCCGTCCCCTGATGGTTTATATAAACCTCTGTGAGACAGGAGAATTCGAATCGGACATTACAAAGATATCTAATCGATTTGATCTAACGGATCACGTAGATACCCTTATAGATCTATATAGGGGAAATCGTAAGGTATCAGATATGATGAGAGCCACAAATCTAAGAATATATGATGATCTGGTAGAAGAATCGAGGAAGGTAGAAAAAGACTCGTTACCGGAACGTCCACGTCCGGGTGCATTCGAAAAAGCTAACGAATTTCTGATTATGATGCGATCGATATAACCACAAACTTTATATAGGATTAAGGTTAATGACATATTATGATGGAACTGAATAGAGTAGAAATGGAATATGGGATTATCGATGTCTACGATGACGAGATTATTACATCATTTTCGATAACACATCATAGTAAATGTCTCGTATTATACCGATGTGACAGATTAATCATAGACAAACAGATACTGGAGATCCAATCATGACAACAATATCCACAGTGATGGATAAAGCTAACGCTATCCGGAATTTAGGTACGAAAAAAGAAAAGTTAGCATACATCGCCACTTTGTCCCCACAAATCCAGGACTTATTGGGTGCTAATATTCCCATGGTAGGAATCGGTACTGAAATTTATCAGGAGATCAATATGGGACATCGGTCTTCCACATTAGAATACCTTATTGATGCCTTCGATGTGGCATCGAAGATAGGTTCCAGTACAGAAAAACGGAATATCGTCCATGGGATCACACTTACACAGGACGAGAAGGATTTCGTGGGTCAAGCCTTATATGGTCTCGGTGGTAACCTCGGACTCGGTGTGACAATTCACCGGGTTAATAGTGGGATTGGTGATATAATATCTCCGATGTTAGCTAAAGCGAAAGAATTCAACCCATCAGAGTACCAAATCGAACCAAAACTAGATGGTTACAGATTAGTAGCCCGAAAGGTAGACGGAGAAGTGATACTCCACAGTAGAAATGGTAAACCCCTTGTGTCTGAACGGATTACACAGGAACTTGAACGGTGTCTACCGGAAGGTTCAGTCGTTGATGGAGAGATCCTGGCTATGGACGGTGTCTTCGAGTCTCTTAGACGTCACGGAAACGATGTCCAGTATCAGGTTTTTGATGCCCTTTATGTTGATGGTCAAAACATCATGGATCAATCCCTTACGCACAGGCGTACAAAGCTCGAAGGACTTGACCTTTCCGGTCGTGTAAGTATCCCGGAAATTCTTGATCTTTCCACATTGGACGATGTGGATGATTGGATCCGGGAAACCGGCGCGGAAGGTGTTATAGCGAAAGATCCCAGTGCTGTCTATAAACCGAAAAATCGAGGTTGGATTAAGAGAAAACTTATGCAGGATTTGAATGCCCGGATTGTGGGAATGACTACAGGTACCGGTAAACGTAGTAATGTACTCGGTGCAATCATAGTTGAGCCTGAAGGTCTAAGTGGTGTACAGACAAAAGTGGGTACAGGTTTCAGTGATAATCAATTAATAGAAATTACACAACGAATAAATACTGGAGAACACTTGAATTGTGTAATTCGATATCAAGAGATAACTAAAATGAAAAAATTAAGATTTCCCGTATTTGTTCGTATTATTTAGAGGATAATTAGATGATTGACTGGAAACAGAGTGCAGATTTACATAATTGGAATATAGATGAATGTAAGAATTTTTTCTTGAAATATCCAGGATCACATAGAAAAATAGTACGTATATGTGATAATTGTAATGATATAAAGATACTTGAATTTAGAGGATATAGTGATATTTGTAGAAAATGTTCATATAGTTCGAGAATCAAAATTATTTGTAATCAGTGTGGTGCAACGATTTATAGAATAAAAAGTGGTATCAGGAATCATAATTTTTGTAATATAAATTGTAAAGCGAAATGGCAATCAGAGAATTTAAATAAAGAGAATCATCCTGGTTGGAAAGGTGGAGATATCAAACTTATCTGTGATTGGTGCGGTTCTATAATCTATAAAAAGAGAACACAGATCTATAATCATAATTTCTGTAATCAAGATTGTAAAGCAAAATGGCAAGTTAGAAACTTAAAAGGGGAAAGTAATCCGTTTTGGGATAGACATCATACAGAAGAAAGTAAACGAGATATGTCAGCTACAAAACAAGGATTACCACACAACGTATGGGGATGTTTTATGACGGAACAGAAATATTGTTCATTATTCAATACAAAATTCAAAGAACAAATACGTAATTTCTACAATCGTAGATGTTTCTTATGTGGTAAAACAGAAAAAGAAAATGGTAAAAGATTATCAGTACACCATGTAAATTATGATAAAAACTGTTTATGTGGATTAAGATGTGAATTCGTACCTTTATGTAGTTCCTGTCATAGTAAAACTAACACCAATCGAAAATACTGGGAGGATTCAATAATGTATTATTTATATCCTAATAGATATTTTATGATAGATATTTAAAGTATAATCACAAAGTTTAAATATGATTAAGTACAATAGTATATAGATAAGGTGATAATATGGAAGATATAGGAGATGTTTTAACAGAAAGTGAATTTTTCGGCCTATTCGAATCTGTAACAGTAGTTAATAAAAAGGCTGCGTATAAGATCGATGTACATTTTAGTCGTAGATTCCGGATCTGGCGAGATCAGATCTTACCCGGACGGATGAATGAGATTAAAACAGAGAACACAGTGGAATTCGTCCACAGAATGATGCGATTACTCTTCGCTGATGGTGACCGACTTACAAACCGTGCTATAAAGGAAGGGCATAGTAACAATGAAGAGATGCTGGTACGAATAGGTGCTATCGACAAAATTCTGGAAGAACAGATGATGCATTATCTTTCAGAGATAGACAGAATTAAATTAATGTCATTAGATAAAGAAGGTGATATAAATGCAGACAATAAGAATTAGAGGAACGAAAGATGATTTCGATGTCCAGGAAATGGTATATCCTTTCATCGAAAATGGAATATTCTATCTACGAATGATAGAAATTAATAAAGAAGGAAAACCGACACATTTTCTTACCATAGTACCACATGATGTCCTATGGAGACGTTCGGACTATGATGAAGAGATCATGCAGGAAATCCATGCGGCTTCTGATAATGCACTCAAAGAACAGATAGCACGAATGGCTGAAATGCAAGAACCAGAACCAGAACCGGAATCAGAGGACGAATCCGATTGTAGGAACTATTACGGATGAATGTAAAAATAGCCATCATAGGATCTCAGGGAACTGGGAAGAAAACGCTGGTGTCAAAACTTCAGAAAGAACTTCACCGGCGTGGTAAGACAGTTAACGTCGTGGAAGAGGTTGCTCGTTCGTGTCCGTTCGGGATTAACGAACAAGGAACCTTTTTATCACAACGATGGATTTTCCATGAACAATTAACAAAAGAATTAGAGGCTGAATATAAAGATCCTGATATAATTCTATATAATCGTGCTATATTGGATAATCTATGTTATATGGAAAGGATCAGTGAAAATCATAAACCGTTCCCGGTCGTAGAATACCTACAGATGGTCGAGATAGCCCGCTACTGGTCACAAAAATATGATTACATAATCTATATGCCATTAAATCTTAAATGGCTAAAAGAAGACGGTACGCGGTCAACGGATCCGGACTTTGCGAAGGACATTGACACCCGGATATCGAAGATGATAAATGATTTTGGGTTGAAATATACTCGGTACCGTAAGAATTTCAGTATCCCGACTTTCTGCGATAAGTTTTCCACGCGTAAAAAAGTTAAGATCATAAATAGGAGGAAATAAATGAAAAAAGTTTTCGTTGTAACGAGTGGTACTTATTCGGATTATCACATTAATGCCGTCTTCACAGATGAAGATGAAGCAGAAAAGTACCGTATGAATTTTAAGTACGGTAATGTCGAAGAGTTTGAACTCGACCCTTCCACGCAACCCATCGATATAATCCAAGTATGGATGACAAAAGATGGTACAACTAAAAATGTAAGGCACATGGTTAAACCAACAGATGAAAGTGGTTTTTACGGATTTTACCCTTGGGAATCTGGGGAATTTATGATCTATAAAGTGAATACGGACAATGAAGAAAAAGCTGTAAAAGTAGTCAATGAGAAGAGGTGTCTGATATTGTCATTTAATCTGTGGGGGGAAGAAACAGTGGTAAGAAAAATATTAAGGGATACGATTTAAAACTTTTAAAGTTTTAAACCACAATCTTTATATAGGATCACGCCCAATAATACATTATAGGCAAAAGTCTATAAGGATGTGAACAACATGACACAAAACCGAACCAAAATCGCTTTGCTTGCTGTCTTAATTGTCAGCATACTAATGTCCGGGTGTATAGGATCGATAACGACAAGTACCATAGAAGACGCCTCAATAGCATCCATACAGAAATCCAGAATCGCCACAGATAATACCGAATACGAAGAACCTGTATTAACATCACTCCAGACTACACCGGCACCAATTCAGAGATCATATCATGTTCAAATATGTGCTCAACAAGAATATGATACACTTATCATATCAGTAAATGGTGGTAGGGATTTCCACCTCCTTAAGGAACTTCGTGTCCTGGTAAATGGTGAGACCATAGATCTTTATTCACCGGAATGTCAAGTACCACGAAAAATTGGATGTACGATAATCGGTGACTGGAAAGTAACCTGTGAAGGTACATTCGAAGACGGTAAAGTCCAAGAATTAATCAACACGAGATTCAATGGGATACCAAACCCGAAACTGGACACAACAATAGTACCGGAACGATACGTTGAACCGACACCGACACCAACGATATTATCAACACCGACACCCGTAATCACTCCGACACCAACACCAATACCAACATCAACACTAGATTATCAAGTCGGATTAACCGGAAGTCATATTAGTTTGACATATCAAGGTAACTTCAAGTACATAAAGGAATACCCCGATGAGATCATATTTGGGTGTATCTCTACACGTTACGGTGGATGGAGAAAAGGAGATTCCTATGATCAGATAGAACATGTAGAAATATTCGTAGATGATGAAATGATAGCATCCTTCAAACCTACGATCATAGATAATCCGAACGGTGGACACCGTATAATGAATGATTCTGTAAGAATCAAGTTACCTACGGACCAATTAGGCGATATAAAAATAGTAGGGTCATTTATCAATCTGGGTGGTGATTATGTAGATGGTGAATATACGATACATACAAATCTACGTAGAATGTCCCTAAGTAGAATGCAAGGTTATGAGTATATCTACGATTACCCGACCTGTGATGGGATATACCACGGTAAGTAAAGTATAATGGTATGTTGGGTCATCCAACATACCACTTTTTATAATAACGTCCATTAAACAACCCTAATATCACTCGCACCACCTATCATACGTCCTATCGGTGTATTAGGTATGGTTGGTGGGACAGATCTGACATTATCTATGTACACGGATGATACACTCGGCCAGTCACCTGTGCACACCAATTTGAAGAGTAATTTATTATTTGTTAATGTAAATGATTCATTCAAATATGTACCAGCTGTTATACTATGAGTATATCCACTATGATATTCATTAAATATTAAACTACGACCAGAAGAAGGAATATATAAATCAAAATATACCATCCATCCAGGATAAGTAGAATGTGAAGGTAATATCTGGTATATATATATGAAATCATCCCAATATATATTAAATGCATCCACAGAACACATTTTACAAGAATATGTACCATCAGAACTCCATTCGTCCGTAATTTCTACAGAAAATTTCGTCCCCATACCTCCTTTCGTCCAACCTGTAAAATCCCCGGTTTCGAATGAGGGATTTGTCACCTCGACAGATCCTGGACCCCTTTTCACAAGATTACAATTAGTTTTCGGTAATAATACGTCCTTATATTCTCCTCCTGACTTAACTTTTACATTTGACCATCCAGTAATACCAGTATAGTAATAATTACCAAATGTGTCATCAACAGATATAACATTTCCCCATGATTTCTCGGTTTCTATCCCTAGAATCCGACTGTTGAAATTTTGATTTGGAGAACCATTCACCCATGCCGGAAATTTCTGAGCTGGAGCATAACTTATAAACCATAATTGAAAACTACCATTACGTGGTCCCCGTAAACACGTTAACATCCACATATATTCACCTGGTGGGGCGTCATAATCCCAGATAAAAGGTATAACCACATCATGATATTCCATATCTTCCGATGGTATTATCAAAGTTTGTGTTGCCAACGAAGTACTGTTTTTAGTAGATGTATAATCACCTTGCCATTCGTAGAGATTCATTCTAACCTCGGTTGGTACATTATTTGTACCACTGTGATGTTTAGGATTTTTTGTCCTGGCATACACCATAGATCCACCGGTATACCCAAAATCACGTGTATCAAAATATTGTGCTGCTACTAAACCATCTAGACCTCCGGATCCATTCCCTCCGCCACTATCATTATTACCATCTTCATAAGCATAACACAATTGGATTTCTGCATTAGCCATATCGATATCATTACAACACACCCGCCAATCAAATATCATATTACTCTGTGAAATATCATAAAAACTATCTTCTGATACATTCACATCATTATCATATAATATTGAAGATCCTCCACTATAAACATCCCATACCCTAACATTGACTATTACATACGATAAATCGTAAGCAACACTTAATAATTTTACCTGCATCTGTTCATATATGATACTAGGATCGTCCGGAGTCATTGCTTGTGTATCTGTCCATCCATTGATGTAAACGTCCTCCTCACAATCACAAAGATAATTATATGTACATCCCGGACATAATGGCTTATGTGCTATCCTTAATTGTGCTTCAACAGGTGGACCAGAACGGGCGTCGGCAAGATCGACTTTCCATGCATTATATTTAAAGAAATTCCTATTTGTATTATGATATACAGTATATACACCTTCGAATACATGTGTTTCACTAACATCTCCAGTATAGTGTTCATATATATTAATTAAACATCTAGCTTCATGTGTACATATTTCACATTCCGAATCTGGATCTACTTGAATTTCGATGACCTCTAATATCAAACGTGCAAAATCTACAGTACCATCATCTATATCTCTTGTACACTCCGTTGTAGCCCCCACTTCCAACCATCGATATCCACAATCATCATAACAGTCATAACTAGCCATTTATAATACCTCATTCATAATAATCGCCACCATATCCGTCTCCTACCCAATAATCATCCGCTACCCATTCGTAAACATTTAGAAATTTGCCATTCCACTTCCTCACTTTCGCAAATACAGTATCGTTAGATGGTACATCAGCAACATTGTAATAACTCTCACTTAAATCATCTTTAACTATAAATGATCTATTATAAACAGCTAATTTTGTATCAGATGTCTCCACACGTTGCGGTGAATTACTACCAGTGAAATTTATGGTTGTTGTGGTTGTAGGATACTCCGTGGCTTGTGAATAATTCTGGGTACCAACTATTTTATAATTATTTTTTCCACAATATATTATGTAATCACCAGCCGTAATCACTGCCAATGAATAGTATCCAGCGGAATTCGTTGTCGCCCCCCACATCTTCGTGGTCCCTAACGTCCCGGAACACCACACCATTATATTTGGGAATGGTACACCATCTTGGTCATAAACCGTACCTTCGATACTTGCTGCTAGAGCATGACCATTAAAAGTTTGAAAATAAACATTCACATGATGGTCAGACTGTATATATACCTGTTGTGATTCTGTTACATACCCAGCATGACTCGCAGTGATAGTACGATGACCACCATAAGGTATATCATAAGAACAATTCCCACTGGAGTTTGTATCACAACTTCCACCACCACCGGAAACATGGGCATTCCCAATACCTTGACCCGCTGCATTTTGTACGTATGCTGCTATAGTAGTCGTCATTTATATTACCCTAAATATACAATACCGTTTCCTACCGGAGTTACATGGATGTTCATATTCGGGATACCGAGTATCTCTTCCGGTATAATACCATCACTATTACATTGCCATATCAGATTATTATCGGTGACAGTTGTTCCCAATACGGTAGGCCACACAGGTTCTAACGTACCACTCTCCCACGGTTCTTCTGAAGATATACATACAAAGAATCTATCCAGAGGTTCAGTGATAGGTTTCACCCAACTTCCGACTTCGTACGCTGTACTTGCCGTCCATATATTTTTAGCTGCTATCCGAGATATGAGTGCCCACTTTCCACCACCTGAACCACCCGAACTTCCAACTATTGGTCTGGCATCCCGATATATATACGATTCTCCTTCATCAATAGCAGAAACATTATGTATGATACCGATCTTATGTGGGGGATTAAAAAAAGTAAAACTTTTCTCGCACTTTAATATTACTTCTCCAATCGGAGTATACCCGGGCTCCGCGGATATCGATTCCAGTTCTGCCATCTCTTTCGAATATCCACTCATACTATCAATAGTCAGATTAGTCTTATACGTGATATCTTTCGCTGATGCTGCACCATCCTTTATTTGTACTAAAGCTTTAGCATAGTTCCCGACTACATTTGGATTATATGGTGGGTCTGCTGGTGATGCCCAAAATACACATGTAGACTTACCGAAATGATACAAAATGCCATCAGTACCGTACCAATCACCGGGATCCACCCGGACATAAGTAGATGGTGGATCGTTTGCTGTGATACGTAGTGAACCTCCAGCGACTGTCATATCAGGTTCTGCGTCCACGTCATTCTGTGTAAGATCCCGTATAATACTTTGATAATTATCAAATTTGTCGCCGAGTTCGATCGACATCATATCCGCAGCACCAGCGGAATATGTATAAGTTATATTCTTTATTCTTTTTGTAATATTTATATTACTGTATTCATCTATAATATTAACCCAGTCACCATACTGAACATCACTTATGTACATCGCAAGTTCTACATGAAGTTCTTCGATGGGATTTTTTTTATCCCTTATTATAGCTTCACCAATCGATCTTGCAGTATCTACCGATCTAATCATATTATTGTGATAAGGTTCACCTTCGATGGTTCCAATACATGCTATAGAATCAGTATCCTCTACAACCTCTGATACCTTATCCTTTCCAGTTCCAGCACCAATCACACGGATACGGTTAACCGTTTTCGATGACCTGTATTGCATTACTGGTATATTCTTAAGTTCAATACCACCCCGGAAGGTTTTGTGTGGATTTACTGTAGATCCACGTTCTTTTATACCGACGTTTATGATTTTTGATGTTACATCACCATTACTATCTAGTTTCGTACTTGACCACAAGTCATGGCCATACGACTGACACATTTCCCTTACGATCTGATAGACTTTTTTACCGTGAAGTTTTACATCACCTCCATATCTTACATCCATACCGTCAACGTCTTTTAATGATATCGCATAATTGATTTCATTATCTTTAGGTCTACAATACTTCGATATAAGACTTTCTATGATCTCTTCACCAATATCATTATTGTATTCACCCTCTGTTTTACCACTACTATCTGTTAATGATGATGTTGAATAACCAGTTAGAACGATAAAAGACCTACCGGTGTACCTGACATAATTTGCTCCGAATTCCACATCTTCAATAAAACCTTCTACTAAAACTTCTGAACGCCGTTCTATACGAATAATAGCGGAATCTATCCTACCTTTCGCCTGTGCTCTTTCGTCTGCGGTAGGGTTCTTAACTGTAACAGAAAAATCCAACGTAGTGGAGGATTGTGTTACTCTTATGTCTGTTACTCGTTCTTGTGTCCTAACACCAGTTGGATCATTGAACTGTCCAATTTTTACCGTCCACATTTTTATACACCTCTATATATTACACCAGAATAATTCAAGAAATGAATCATTAATTCAGAGAATTCACTGTTATACTTTGCATCCCTCACAATTTTATAGTCATTCATATACACGAGATATTGATTTTTGGTATCATGTGATCCTGTCTCGAGAATCATTGGCGCCAATCCTTCGTCACTCCCGGGTATCGTATCGTACGAATAGGGACCATCAAATCCTCTATAATCGAGATTATGATTAAGCATGAGTTCTAATCTGTCGGCATCTACTCTACGTGTTAGATGTACCAACAATACAAAATCATCAGGTTGATAACCTTCAAACATGACGAGACTACCCTGAGAGAACGGGAACCGTAGTGCCTTATTTACGACACTCCGTTTGAATACTCGGTCAGTTGGATTACGACCTGTCGGAAAATCGAACGTACATGATCCTGATACAACTTCAAAATAATCTTTAGTTACAACACCTAATACGGTCTCACTAGTACGTAATTGTGTGGTAGTCGTTCCAATCACTCGATATACTTTATTCCTGGCAGAACCCGATAAAAATCTAATGAAACCCCGATTGAATTCATTAGTTTCAAATTTACGTGATGTTGGATATAAAGCCCCTTGGAATGTACTATCAGCGAGATTAGGATAATTTATAATACCACTACAATTAATACGATCACCACTGATAGAAGAGACATACCCGATCGCACGACACATCTTCTTTGGATCTAATGGTAACGTATAAGCACCAAACCTTTCATATCTATCTTTTCCGACGTCCCATGACGATGTATTATCCATGTCTTTTATATATCCTAACTTATATATACCCATATTTATAATCCTCTATATATTGGAGTATTATATCCTTCAAAGTGTATCGATACATCAAAGAAATTATCTGATTTTCTGGCACTCCTTGTAATATTATAATCCACCACATTTCCTAAATGTTGATATTGAGCATAATGTGATCCGGTTTCGATTATCATAGGTGCAAAACCATTCGGATTATCATTCAGTTTCCCTATCGAATATAAACCATCAAATCCCTTATAGTCTAAAATGTGATTAAGCATAACTTCCAATCTATCAGCGTCTCGAACGTCTGTAAGATGGGATCTAATCATGAAATCATCAGGTTGCCACCCCTTCGGAATTACTATCCCACCACCGTAATACGGATATCGTAGGGGATAGTTTGCCACCATTCTTTTAAAATCTTGTCGTGTAGGATTCCGACCGTCCGGGAACTCAAATGTACATGCTCCTGTCACAACTTCGAATGCATCACCATTTGTTACATCTCCTATAGATCCACTTATGGTTAATATTGAATCCGTAGTGTTTGTTACTTTATATACCTTATCTTTTTCTGGACCAGATAATATCCTAACAAAACCATTATTAAACTCATTATTCTCAAAGAATGAGGTGACTGCCGTATTGGCTACATTGGGATAGTTCTTAATCATTGAACATTCTAAACGGTCTGGCGGGTATGTCGTGACTATCATACCACTTGCACGACACATCTTTGTAGGATCCAAATTGAGTGTTTTCGCCCCGAACCCATGATATGCTTCCATTCCGAGTTCGTAAGTGGAACCAATATCACTTAACCCATCTATATATCCTATTTTCCAGTTTCCCATGATAATTACCTTATATTATCAACGATTGTTGTCTTATAGCGATCTCATTCCCTACTCTACTCGCCAGATCTCGAACTTGTTCATCAGTACTTGCATTAATGGTAGCACCAGAAAAGTTAATCGTAATATTAGATGATCCTCTACCATAACTATCATCCCATCCCGACGAACCTTTCATAGTCACACTCTCACCTGCATGAAGTCGATACATACCTGTTTGTCCGATATAACCACCGGTTTGACGTGAACCACGATAGAACTGTCCGGATTCCTTATCATACCCTGGATGAGCCCAATCTGGTAGATGTCCCCATATTCCTTCCGCTCCAGCGTAACGTTCAGCCACTCTTCCACCGAATTTAAACGCACCACCATATAGATCTTTAGCAGCATCCCAAGCACCCTTTACGACGTCGGCTATAGCTGGTCCTAAATGATTATATCCCCACTCATAGGCGTTTGTAAGTAACCACTCTGCCGGGTCCCACAATAGGCCTTTTATCAATCCTATTAGATCCCCTTCTTCCCAAGCCGTCTTTAATTCTTCGATCCAATTGTTAAAATCTGTTTTCACTTTTGCTGCTGATCCTTCACCGAATATAAAATCCATCACAACACTTCCGGCTTCGGCCGCTAATTTAATAATCGCATCCGTAAGATCTTTAATACCTTGTTTTATTACCGTCCAGTCACCGGTACGAATACCTCTCAATATCGTACCTACGGCGTCTAGTGCCGGTTTCAGTTTTGCTCCCACGGCATACGCCATTAGCATCATTTCTGTCTTAATCTTCGCCAACGAACCCGCAAGTTGAGGGGCTTGCATCATAAGTGCTGTAAATGCGGCAACACTTATCCCGGTAAGCGCACCAGCTAACATTCTCGCGTGTCCGGTCATTCTCTTCATTTCTGTGGTTGTAGATTTACTACGGGCTCCGGCTTCTTTCAGTTTTGCTCCCATCTTACTTAGACCACCTAATAGACTTCCCGCTTTGAAGATTCCCTTCACAGCCATACTTGCAATCACTGGAGCTGGCATGTATTATCACCTCTATTATTTTCCATTTCCTTATATTCTTCTCTTGCTGATAAAATCACTTTAAACGCTTGTATATCTTTATACGATTCACCATCAATCTGAGATGGTAAAACATGTAAAATAAGTGCTAAATTTATGCGATTCCACAATGCAGAAATCTCACGTTCTACGTTATCTGTAAAAACCGCAATTCTCAATTTCCCACCTCATCACTTGAAAGTCCCTCTTCACCCGATATTGCATCATTGATTGCATCACGAAGTTTCGAATCCATCATACTCAATGCTACTTTTTTCTGATCTATAGTAGCATCGTCCCATGGACCGTATGTACCCATTTCTTCATCATACGGAACATCAAACGGAAGTGATATAATATAACTGGTTAGACGGTCTTCAAGTAGATCAGTACCATGGATATCGACCAACCCCTCCGGTGTCAATTCCGTATAACGTTCCATCATTTCATCGTGTTGTCTGTTAGTGGGTACAACTACTCTGATATCTATATTTTCGTCGCCTAACTTAATTGTGATGTCCCGTTCACCACGTTTTGTAAAATACTTGTTTGCTTTCGCCATTCCTACGTCTCCGTTGCACTATATTGGATACCTAAATCGTTGGTTTCTTTTACAACGATTGATTTAACCTTAAACGGTACTTCCACTAGTACCATACCTTCTGAGATGTTAAACGGACTGATCGCCGATTCGATTATTGCGTCTTCCAATGTAAATACGATCTGATTTGAACTAGTTATTCTCGCAAACGTGATAGTCGGATCGGTAATGTAAGTACCAGTCTCCCACATCGTATAGAAATCCGCAGAACTCATTCTGATCGTTGCCGATGCGTCATATTCTCTTAATTGTGGAATGGGTTCTGATATCCTCTTTCCGTTATCCGAACACAATACAGGTTCCGAGAGTAGATTATTATTAATAGATAATTTTATAGTATCTATTTCACAATAATCTGTACCACCTATACTGATATCGGAATGTGAATAGTGATATGGAAGTATCGATCCGGATCCTATCGATGGATATTTTTTCATCACTACATTCGACGATTGATAATTCTTGAATGTCGTACCGTCTGTCGCTTTCTGTGCCACAACTTCTGCCGTACACTTCACAAACTCGTTTTTCGTGCATGATATGTCAAGTTTATTTATCATACATCCAGTATAAGTTATAACATGATCAGTAGCACCTTCGTAACCGACCTGAAATGTGAACGACGGTAGTGTATTCGTCCCTGTAATTGTATGAACATCATGAGCACCCGAGACTAGACTGTCATTTCCCCATGCAAAATACAGTGGTCTTGCATGTTGTAGTAAGAATTCTGTACTGAATCCGTAAGTCCGTAAATTCTCAAAATAATCACTCACATTCCTCGTATCCGAATCATCCATTGCATTTATCTGAATGATATCACTTTTTGATGACGGTGTCACTGTCTGTATGATACCGGGCCACCCGTAAGTACTGGCTGTATTTGCTGTTCCGTACGTACTTTCTTTTGCGTAAGACGCACGGGTCCTCTTTCCTATGTAGTATTCTGTCATATTTTATGATTCCTCCTTTATTAATTTAATTATATATCATCACCGATATTTATTCCTTGAAATGAACATGTTAATTCATATTTGTGTACACCTAAATCATTATCAAAATTCACATGGTTCCCACCTGTCTTTTTATATCCCCACATTACTCTTTCCTGCCATAATCGCCAATTATCCCGTAAATAAGCATTTATTTCCTGCGCAATAAACCGGCAAAGTTCGTCAGCCGACATTTTCCGTTGATAACTAACATTAAAGTCGGTCCCGTTGTCCGGGAGATCCACACCTAACCATTCAACAGTATCGAGATATCCGTCGGAATCACCATCTATAAGTTGATAATCCGTCCCATTCGTGAATGTATGTGGTAAAGTTGTCACGATACCCGTAATCAGTGAAATAGTTGAAAGTGGCAGATTATCGAGTTCATACTCAGTCGTCCCAGTCATATAAGTATGCGCTTCCGACGTCGTTGATGCTGCCGTACAGACAAGATCCCGGACGGTCCACACTGAGATTCGTAGATTCACATTTTCCACGTGTTCGGTACATGCCATCCCCATCTCGGAATCGGTGTTAGATGTTACGGTTTCAACGGATATACGCGGAAAATTATTTTTATCATTCAATAATTTTACAATTTTCGGCATATCTGGATATATCCATTGACCGAACTGTGATTGACGATTAGCTGAATTAGGATCCGTTATATTGTTTCTAAGTTTGTCTGTGATATAACTTGCTATTGATACGTTTTCTAATGTCATATTTACCCTTTATTATATTATTTAAATTCTTTATTAAATATTTCTTGTGTCATATTTTCCACGTGTGTAAGTGCCTTCCGGAACGGCATAGTCTCATCTATTTGTACCATCATACCACCCTTCTCCAACATCTCTTCCTCGTCCATTCCGAGTACACGATGTGCCCATTCTGCGAGGATCGGTTGACTCGTGTCACCACGATAATAAAACGGAACCCAATGAGAAACAGTACCGTATTCGTGGTATATTCCATATTCTACCCCATCATACATCGTGAAACTGAATTCATCCCCTTCTTCACTTGTTTCAGTAAAAATAGAGTTCAAAAACTGTCCTGTATCCATAGAAGTAGTTGCCACAATCTGTTTTGCCTCAGATTCACATTCAAAAGCCATAGTTTCCACTGATCGCCTTATTTTATCCTTGATTTCCTTCTCTGATAGACCTTTCATCATCCCCGAGAAGTCAACTTCCATCTCCAATAATACCACCTCCGTGATAAAAATAAAGCCCACTTGGGCACATTTTACACACCAGACTCTTGTCCGATACCGGGTTTTGGAGGAGATCCCGGTAAACTCCATACAATCTACTTATTCTTAGCCTGAGATAATCTATTTTGGCAATTTTCTAACCGATCCTGTATTCGGAGTTTTTGCGTCCTTTGCGCACTGGCATTATTCTCCGACTCTTTCAATTCGATTTCAAGTCTTGCCTTCTCTTTATTAAGCTTATTCCACCGTTCCGTCCACTCTTTATCCTTTTCTGCTGCCACTTGTGCCACAGTTTTTCTGGTTTTACCTGTGACACCCCTACTTTGTGCCCATGAAACCAATGCCTGACCTGTAATTGTCAGTTTACCATCTTTAGTTACGGCACCGGATTTGAATTCTGGTGAGTCAGTAAATTTCTCTTCTTTATCCGTCATTGATTTGATTTCTGACCACAATCTCTTCATTTCTTCTTTATCACCAGCTTTGGTTGCCGTATCATATTTGTTCGTCAATTCATGTCTTTTAGCTTCAAATTCCTTACCTAATGATAACTTACCCATTCTATTCTTTATCATAGTTTCAATCGCAGTCTTGATCTTAGCACCAGAATCATTCTGTCTTCTCAAAGTAAGGATCTCATCTTTAAGTTCTTGTGGAAGGGATGCTATCTTACCGGTGTCCTTTCGACCAACCCGACGTTGTTGTACGAACGTCTTTCCTTCACGTGTTACCTGCACCGGTCCTGTATGGGTACCACGTTCGGCTTTTCGTAAGTCTTTTATTTTGATTTCTATTGTCATATAATTATAATCACCTATCTATATTGCTATCTTTTTAAGTTTGAAAACCCTGATACTTTCCTCATCCACATCGTAAATCGAATCTATCAATTCCGTACGATACGTTGTTCCTTGGTAACGAACGATGTCATATTGAGATGTCGTCGGCGTTACCTGTTCAAACGCTATAAAATTGTCTGCCACTTTCGTGTAAGCACAGAGATCTCCGGTCTGGAAGTTTCCGGGAGGATTTAGTGATGTGTTCGTAGATGGATTACCGATTAGTGCTGTAATTTCGGTTTCATCTTCTGAGCGGTCGATGACGTTACCTTGTTCGTCTATAGTTTCCGTTACGGTGATTTTCGTTGCTGTACGTCCAGCCCAATCTTTGAGCATCTGTGTGAACTTAGATGTAAGACCAAAATTTATTCGTGCCATTATACTTTACCATTATTAAATTTCATACTATAAAAATTGATTGACGAACACGTCCAATGGAACCTATAATTCGTGTCATTTCCTTTGTAAGATCTTGTAACGCTCTTTCTGAAGCAGTATATGGTTCTCCGACACCCATACTAATTCCACAAGCACTAAATGACGTTACATCATCAACCGAGTTTCCTATGTGATTTAAATACACTTTTATAGCCGCTATGACAGTCGTTAATTGCTGTATATCAGCAGGAACGGTATCAAATCCGTAATTATAAACGACCTTGACCCGGCGTTCCTGATGACCGAAATCTAACGTACGAAGTCCTAACATCCCGGTGTCCAAATCTACATAGTAATCACTATCTGTGTAAGTCTTCTCTAAATCACCGTACGTATCATATTCTTCCACAGACGTCACTGTCCGCATCGGTGTAAACCGTAAAAATAACTTCGTAACCTTCGTATTGGGGTTTGGTTGTGTAGTATCAAACCATTCCGTTACCTTTGTTGAATAATCGAAAACCTTACCCATTAAATCATCCACTTCTTTCATTGCTTCCGTTATAAAATAACCAACGTCATTCCTACTAACGAAATTCTCATCCTGTCCGGCACGACTATACACATACTCGGGTTCTGTGTAGAGTTTCCGCTCAGGATCACGAACCTTAAATTGTGCCTTTGTAACATCATTCTGACTACCTGTTACCATAGCCGTCCATTTTACAATCCACCAACCCGTAGCACCATCTGCTGGAATGTCAAAATCATAAGCCCAAACACCGAGAGATAATTTTCCAATATCTCCATCAGTAGTATTTACGACTAAGTATAAAGCATCTCTGGGATCATATATATGTAATTCTATAGTATCCGGATTATATAATTCATCGTTCTCATCTCTAAATGTATTAGTCACCCGGATAGTCTCATTACGATCCCATTCCTTTATATTATCTGAAATATTTACCATATTTTATAACCTCTTATATATATTCGATATCTGTATCCATCGGATCTACAAACGTTGGAGTTCCATGAATCATATCTACCGTATCTATGTTTGAATCCCTCGGATCTACAAATGTAGGATCTCCGTGTATCATACCTCCCATGCCTATTATAATATCTGCATTTGTATATACAATATCACCAAACTTTTTCATCATCACATCTGTAGTTATACTCGTCACATGTCTTGCAAATATAAAGACATCACTTGTCAATGTAGTTAATTGATTAAGCATCTTCATAAGTATATCTGATGATGTTTGTATTATTATATCGTATCTTCTCCCTATAACTACATCTACGCTGAAATTTTCATAACCACGACTAAATATATTTACATCAGTAGTAATATCCTTCACAGTGTCGTTTAATCTTATTAATACATCTATAATTAATGATTTATCTATACTCTTTCTAATTAGTGTATCTATAGTTGGATATATATAACTCCGTGACATCATTATCATATCCGTATTCACATGTAATAATAAACGTAATTTCTTTATGATTATATCGATATTTGTAGATATATCCGCCCCTGTCAATTTTATTATCACATCAGATACAACACTTACGCCCAAGAGTAATACTAATTTAACATCTACTGTTATACCCTTAGATTTTACACCTTCGACACCGGGTGTATTTAATTCTGTTGTATTCAATTCTGATGTATTCATTTATTACTCCCGATTTGCAAATCCAGTAAGTCCATATCTCGCGACAGTTAGATCACATCTATCCATTGCATTCACGGTATCGTTATTCAACGTGATTCTATCCACAGTATCAGAATATGTACTCCAATATCCGCCACCGAACCAACCATAATTCAGATCCGTGAATGACGTCATGTGATATCTAATCGTACTCAGATCACATCTATCGATAGCATTATTCGTATCATCTGCTAATGTCATCCGATCTACTATATCACACGGTAGACCATAATCACCACCAGCAAACCAACCATAGATATCATCTGTAAAACCCGTTAAACCGTACCTCGGTACATTCAAATCACATCTATCAAGTGCATCAGTCGTATCATCTGCTAATGTAATACGATCTATCACACCTAATATAGAACCATTATATCCGCCACCGAACCAACCATACGTATCATCACAGAATGCGCTAGCATATCTTCTTGCGGTAGTTAGATTACATCTATCTATTGCATCCGTTGTATCATCTGCTAATGTAATTCGATCTACTATATCGTAGTATATTGTAGCGAATCCAGCACCAAACCACCCGTAAGTTAAATCTGTAAAAGCGGAAGTGCCATATCTCCCAAGAGATAAATTACATCTATCTATAGCGTTTGTAGTATCCTGTGCTAATTCGATCCGATCTATTATGTTAGAATGAGATCCACCCTCACTTATACCTCCGGCTATCCAACCGTGTACCAAATCTGTGAAACCAGAGACTTGATACCTCGCAACAGATATCGTACATCTATCTATTGCAGCTGCGGTATCGTCTGCTAATGTGATTCGGTCTACTGTACTGGACGGTGATCCAGTTGTACCACCACAAAACCAACCATAGTAATTTTCTACCATTTCACCATTCCCAAACATCCCACACATTTGATATAGTGTTAATTTTCTATATACCATGATTACCCCGTGAATCCTGCTAATCTTGATCTTCCAACAGTTAAATCACATCTATCGATAGCATTAGTCGTATCATCTGCTAATGTAATTCGATCTACTATATCGTAGGATATTGTAGCGTATCCACCACCAAACCACCCGTAAGTTAAATCTGTAAAAGCGGAAGTGCCATATCGAGCAATAGTTAGATCACATCTGTCGATTGCATTAGTTGTATCATCAGCTAACATTATACGATCTATTATATCAACTACACCAGCCATCCCCATCCCACCAACAGACCACCCATAAGTTGAATCTGCAAAGGCGGCGTGCCAATATTTTTGTATAGTTAAATTGCATCTATCAATCGCATTAGTTGTATCATCTGCAAATGTTATTCGATCTACTATATCCTCCGGTTGGTATCCCACTCCGCCCATGAACCACCCATGAGTAGAATCTGTAAAGCCTGCTAATGCCCATCTGCCAGTACTCAAGTTACATCTATCAAGTGCATCAGTCGTATCATCTGCTAATGTAATACGATCTACTATATCACACGGTAAACCATAATCACCACCAGCAAACCAACCATGGATATTATCTGTAACACCTGCTAACGCACTACGAGATGCCACTAAATTACATCTGTCGATTGCATTAGTTGTATCATCAGTTAACGTTATCCTCTCTACCGTATCTGAAATACCACTAGAAATATTTCCACCACCTATCCAACCATGAATACCATTTGTAAAATCTGCCATCGACGATTTTTCAGTAGTTAGATCACATCTGTCGATTGCATTAGTTGTATCATCAGCTAACGTTATACGATCTATTATATTCACGATTGTACCACTACCTATATACCCTCCGGTAAACCAACCATAAATACCAGGTGGCAACCTCACCATCATATCCACTGTTAGAAAAGAGGTACCCCAATATTTCTCAAGTATAAGATTCACAGATAATAATACAGTAGGACTATAATATCCGGCATAATACAACTCATATACCCGTGCCGGGGTTAATTTTCTAAATACCATTTATACTCCATCCAACAAACTTCTTAATCTGAAAATCGGACTTTCTTTGAATGAACTCACTAAACCGGGACTTCATCTTATCGATTGTGATTTTATTCATATTTTATACATTTCCTAATGGAATGCTGCTGTTGCTTCTCTTCCTACAGTCAGATTACATCTATCTATTGCATTTGTGGTATCATCTGCAAGGGTAATACGATCAATGGTATCATCATCCCCATTTCCACCACCAAACCAACCATAAGTATCATCTGTGAATGCGGCAACTCCCTCCCTCGCTATACTCCGATCACATCTATATATTGCATTTACGGTATCATTTGCAAGGGTAATACGATCAACACATTTGGTCCTATATACTGCTGCAAGACCACCACCAAACCACCCGTAAGTTAAATCTGTGAATGCTGCAAGACCATCTCTTGCCACTGTCAAATCACATCTATCTATTGCATTTGTGGTATCATCTGCAAGGGTAATACGATCTATTACATCATATTTTGCAGTACCAGCATAAATAATACCACCACCGAACCAACCATACGTATTGTCTGTGAATGCTGCAATATTATATCTATATCCAATCAGATCACATCTATCTATTGCATTTACGGTATCATTTGCAAGGATAATACGATCAACATTATTCGCTACTACTCCACCACCGAACCAACCATAAGTATCGTCTGTGAATGCTGCAAGACCATATCTCGATGTACTCAGATCACATCTATCTATTGCATTTGCTGTATCATTTGCAAGGATAATACGATCAACGATATTAAGATATGCTCCAATTGTTCCACCACCGAACCAACCATACGTATTGTCTGCGAATGCTGCAAGATGTGATCTTCCCACTGTCAAATCACATCTATCTATTGCATTTGTTGTATCATCTGTAAGGGTAATACGATCAATGATATCGTGATATGCTCCAGTTGTTCCTCCACCAAACCAACCATAAAAGTTTCCATAGACAATAACATCAACAGGTAACATAATTACACCAACAAATCTATTTGCTCGACACACCCGTAACATATCTGAGACATATTTTGATGTATATCTCTTATATACCATCTTCCTCTTCGCCTTCCTCAAGCATTTTTAGATCGACACCTTCTGCTATTAATGCCAAAACTCTAACATCCATAGGTAGTACCTCCAATTGATTCGGAGATCCAGGAATTATTGGATCTATACATGCTTCACGAAGTGCAATAAGGTTACCTTGACCACACCCGGTCTGTCTGTCTATTACGGAATCATGCATTTGTCTAGCAAATCTACGTTTCCAATATTCTGGTTCATCCGCCTGAAAGTCGGCATTCGTAAAGGGTTTACCATTTTCTTTCTCAAGTTGTTCCAAAATTGCAGCGTAACCGTTAACCTCAATAAGTTTTGATTCAATATCATAGGTGAGAGATTCAATTTCAGTCTCCGCTCCTGCTACATCTAAATCCCAGTCTTCAGATTTATTTTCTATTGCACGATCCCGAACCCGGATTTGACGTTCTCGATCAACAATCCGCCTTTTTAGTTCAGTAAGTGCAACACGAATCTGGACAAGTGTATGCCGATATTGATGTGATGGTATCGTACCATCAGAACACGCTGTAAACTTTTCGACTTGAAAGTCTGATTTTCTCTGTGCAAATTCATGAAATTGTTCTTTTAAATTACTATGATAAGTTTCATAGTTTTCTATATCTATATTTGTCATATTATTTACCTGTAAATCCGGATAATCCATGTCTCGCTACGGTTAAATCACATCTATCTACAGCATTTACCGTATCGTTTGCTACTGTAATTCTATCCACTATATCAGATTCCTCGGTAGTATAACCACCACAAATCCACCCGTATGAGTGATCCGAAAATGAACATGGTGCATATCTTGCAACACTTATATTACAACGATCCACAGCATTATTCATATCAATTGCTAAATCTATCTTATCTACTATATCAGAGTTTGAAGTTGTATATCCACCACAGAACCAACCAGAAATATAGTCCGTAAATGCCGTTAGATTTCTCCGTGCCGATGATAAATTAGAACGATCTATTGCATTTATGATATCATCACTTAGAGTCATTCTATCTATAACATCAGAAATTGCACCTGTGTCACCCCCACCAAAGAATCCATAAGTATTGTCAGTAAAACACCCTATTCCATATCTTGCAACACTCAAATCACACTTATCATCAGCATTATTGGTATCTGAAGCTAGAGTTATACTATCTATCACATTAGAATAAGTAGTTCCATACCCACCACAGAACCATCCATGTATATTATCTGTGAATGCACTGAGATATCTTCTAGATGAAGATAAACTACACCTATCAGAGGCATTAGTTGTATCCACCTCTATTGTAATCCGATCTACCGTATCGGAAATTGAACCATCATCACCACCACCAAACCAACCATAAACATTATTTGTGAAAGAACTCACACCATACCGTGCAATAGATAGATTACATCTATCGATTGCATTGGTCGTATCGGCAGTAAGTGTTATTCTGTCTATAACGTCGGAATTTGCACCCGTACTACCACCACCACACCATCCATAGACCTGTGAACAATAATGCCTAAATAAATCTGTGAGACCTTGTGTAGTATTTGTAGATATGGTCGTATTCATCCATACCGCTGCACCAGAAGATGCATCTATACATACATATTCAGCGTTTCCACTCGTGTCAATCCAACGACTACCTACAGCATAACCATCACCTGAATCTTCATCTACTGTTGGTACTGTAGATGCATTCAGGTTTGATTTTATGGCTTCATAAGTCTCCGATCCGGTCTTCCGGACAAAACCTTCATCTTCAACGATGTCGGTATCCATAATGGCACCGGCATCATCCACATTAACGGCATCCGTCACATCTGCACCATCCTCAATGTTGAGGATAGTCCTTGCATCACTCGGAGAAAGTGCGGATACGTTTCCTGCCGTGATCCTACCGACGATGGTATCTTCATCGACTGTTACGGCTACTGGTGTGTCATCTGTTACTGCCACGAGGATAGTTTGTTCATTGAAGTCGGAATCTTCGACAAACGTATTATAGATACCTTGTGTCGGATCATTGAACACCCCAGAAGTTAATAATAATGCTACTTTACGTCCATGTGCATGTTCTACATCCGATGTTCCTTCCCGTGCTCTGATGATCGTGAGTACATCATCTGTACGAGATGTGCACTCCACGATTTCCATTTCGGAATCATCACCAGGATTAGCGTACACAGTGGCATTCCAGATTGTCAATCTAAAATTACCAACCGTCGGAAAATTAGCCCCCTCACCTGCCGGGAGGTTCAGTGTAAGATCACCGGCAGAGAGTGGAGTATTATTCACACTAGATGACGCATTATTCTCAAATTTAAATACCATATATTACTCCATTCATAATTTTATAATTTCTTCTTTATCTTTTCCGAGTATATATTCGGTACGTCTACCTTTTTCACCATTCCCAGTACTAAAGTCAATATGATTCCTTCGGCATATAATTATTTTCTCTCCAGGTTTATAATCTAATGTGTGACTGGTTGGGAATAATACCCATTTCACCGGTGTCTCAATACGTTTTGCCATCTTACGTGAAAATTGACGCCATGAAACACGAATTACATCATCTTGTCGTACTTCTTTCCACATATTCTCTTTCCCGGTATCCTCAAATTGTGATAGTTCTGTACCGTCTGTGTATGTTACAATCCAATAGTATTTAAGTGGGGGGTTCATTTTGTTTAACCTTCTAAATATTATACATAGTATTTCCTACTATGTAATATGACATTGGTACTAATAGTATATAAACCTTTTGGTCATCTAAATCTCATCATATAGGAATGTAAGTGTCTCTGCCGCTTGTGTACCCTGTGTTGCGTCTGTAGCAATCTTGACATTAAGTACGACGGCATCAGACTCGTCCGCAACACTATAATCCGCACTGTCTATCAACAGACTTGCACCTGATGTATAGTTACTCGCGAGTGCGGTTGCCGGTGTCTGATCTTTATAATATGTATGACCGTTCGTCACATCATCGATAGCATGTCCGCTTGTACCTGATACACCCGTCGCGATTTCATAACTCGCGTCCATCGGAGCACCATTATCACCAGTATCACGGAGACCTACATACAATCCCCCACCGGTTCCACAAGTCCATCCTACCGTACCGTCGGTGTAAAACCTGATATTATTGACTGTCGTGAAACCCGTACCTGTGGCTATATTCAGATATAGATGTTTCCAATACGAATAATTACTCCCTGCCGCCGGTATGATACATGGATGTGCTGCCACATCATTGTATGCATCCTCTGTACAAAACCTTACATCTACATCTACACCATTACCTAAATTCTGTCCGTCTACACGGGTCTTTGATCCCGGCGCACCATCTGATCCACCGTTCGCTTCATATATTGTTACTGTTGCTGCCATATTATTATTCCTCCATTATATTTAAATTTCTATTCAAATACATCATATACCTGAAATTCTGCCGTTTCGCCCAGACCGGACCAACTCGTCATTACAATGTATACCTGTACTTTATATACACCTGAACAGCTAAAATCACCGTCCACAATCGTATATGTCACACTATCGGAACCAGATAATTCACCCGTCCACGTTGTTGTCGTACCATCACCTTTCTTAACTCTAATTTCGGTGGTCGTGGCAGACGAAATATCTTCATTTGTATCAAGGGTAATAACGGTCCCGATATCACCTACGTAAATTTTATTTCCCATCTCTTGTCTCCTTATACATTATTCAGGTCTATCTTCGAATATCTTGATATCGATATACCACTATCCGTCTCTGAATATCCTGATATGGTTGTTGTTACACCAGAATCTTTATATATCGTAGTAGTTATATATGATTTTATGTCTTCTGATATATTAATATATGACCTTAATCTTATTCTCTCTTCAATTGTAATCACAACATCAGCAATTACGTCCGCCACAAGGTGACATTTTCTTATAAGAGAATCACATATTACATCTTTGATAGTTCTAGTATATAACAATAAATTTGTAGTAAATGATATTATCGTATCTACTTTTCTTAATAATATATCGATCGTATTCGATAGTATTATATTTGTTTTTCTAAATAATATATTACATGTCGTATTTATGTCATACCTAGTATATATCAACAAATCTGAAGTCACAGACCTAATAATATCTACTGCTCTAAATAATGTATCAGAAATTATAGATATCGGTAATGTACCCTTCAATAATAAATCTGTAGTCGTCGTTCTTACCAGATCTGTAATACTGATTAATATATCTGATGTTGTATGAACTAGTATTTTCAACTTTCTGATTAGTGTATCAGAAATCATAACTATAGGTATCACAGCAATCATTAACAAATCTGTAGATATACTCTTGATTCTATCCGTGATACGAATAAGGAAATCCGACGTGTAATCTACAATTTCCGACTTCCTAATCAGTATATTAGACACAGTTGATACTGAAAATTGGATTTGTGTCAATAGATCGGATGATGTACTTTTTCTAATGTCTGTAATACATGTTAATAGATCTGATGTTACAGATTTAACATTATTATTTACACCAACCAGTACATCGATAGTTGCTGATACAAGTATCTCACCACGTATTAGGATGTCGGCTGAAAAGTTATTGATGATTCTTACATATATCAACAGATCTGTAGTTAAATCTCGTACTATATCTAGTTTCTTAATCAGTATATCTGATATTAAGGTTGTAACATTGTCTACCCTTCTGATTAGCGTATCTATAGTTATTGCTTTTATGATACCTAACTTCTTGATTAACAGATCGGACAATATTAGTTCGTATCTCTTAAAAACTATAATCAGATCGGAAGTCGTTGGTACGGGTATATCTAATTTCTTAATTAATAAATCAGACGTTAATAATTTAATAGTTCTTGTGTATATTAATAAATCAGAACTAAAGTCAACAACAACATTTAACTTTTTGATTAATAAATCAGAACTAAAGTCAACAACAACATTTAACTTTTTGATTAATAAATCAGACGTTAATGATTTAATAGTTCTTGTGTATATTAATAAATCAGAACTAAAGTCAACAACAACATTTAATTTTTTGATTAATAAATCAGAACTAAAGTCAACAACATCATTTAACTTTTTGATTAATAAATCAGACGTTAATGATTTAATAGTTCTTGTGTATATTAATAAATCAGAACTAAAGTCAACAACAACATTTAACTTTTTGATTAATAAATCAGAAGATAGTGTAATAGTCTCAGTTACTAATCCTACAAATATACGATAAAATCCACCTACATGCTTTCTATCTATACTACTTATCACACTATCTGGGATAGGCAAAATCCGAAGGAGCCAATTTACCGCCGACTTTCGCTTATCCGCACTATCTATTGCCATTTAAACCCCTACTTAACCACTTATATACTCTGACTTTGTAAACGTAGTTCCATTATCACTAATAGTTGCCTTCATTATCTTTGTTGATCCATTATCCGCATACATCGTATCTTCTGTTGATGTGGTTTCTCCTTTATTCCTCAATTTGAAATACAGATATTTTATCATTTCCTCCATCGTCGGTGTCGCCGTTGGTGCACCTTGTGTTGGTTCAACTGATGTATCGGTCCTCAACACATCCACAACCTCCGCGTTTACTTGTGCTGTAGTGACGGTTGATCTACTCGATATATCGGCATCTAATCTTGTGGAATTAGCGTCCATTTCTTGTCGAATTTCAACTGCCGTAGGTGCAACACCAGCAGCATCCGGGACAACCGTATTGAATCCAGTGGCTGTAATCCACTCACTATCACCACGGTTTCTGATTGCTTCAAGTGCATCTGAAGTCCTATCAAATGTTGCGGTTGTACCTACGTCGGCAATATGTCCAAGAGCACTATCAAGATGCACGGTTGTCGCCCAATTGGTATCTACCCCGATTTTCATGAGATGGTCAAGGTTTATGTCCGACAATGCTGTATCCACCTGCGTGTTGACGTCTGCTGCCGATATATCATTGAAATTAGTACTTGCTGTGAGTATACGTGTCGCTACAGACCATATATCGCCTGCTGTATGTGTTGAGAATCCAGTTGCTGTAACCCACTCGGCGTCACCCCTATTACGAACTGCTTCCAAACTATCCGTTCCAGTATCGAACGTTGCTCCCTCGATTCCGGTAAATCTGGCTGGTAGGGTCGTTCCTGTGTCGGTCAGTATACTATCGACATTGGTATCTACAGTATCGAGCTTTCCGTCGTGTGTTGTAAGTGCTGCCGCTGTTGCAGCTGAGTCTGTTCCCCTCATAAATCTATTTTCTATCGAGAAATGAGCGAGCACAACATTTACTGTCTGTGTGTCTATAGTTGATCCTGAAAGCACCACCATGTAATCATGGCCCGTTTCATACCACGCATCTGTGGTTGTGATTGAGCATGTATGCACACCAGTCAATCCATCGAAATCTTCATCGTTTGTAATCCCGGTTGTAACCTGTGTTGTGTCAAACGCAGTCCCGTTGGATGCATCTTTGTATACTGAAATCGTTCCATCTCCACTTCGTGTTATCGATGCTCCGTCAGAATCACTTGTATTCCATGCGAAGTATACAGGTTGATCCTCAGCATAATCTCCTAAATACATCATCTTGCTAATCCTCCGTTAACTAATCCTCTCATTGTTCCGCCATTTACTTTCCACATAAATCTACCTGTCGGTGCACCTTCCTCACTACCGAATGCGTATGTCGCTGGGTTTGCTACGTATTTATACATTAATACAGAATCTATGTATTGCGGATAATCGGCGGAAGTAACATATCCATACATTGATATCGCTGAACACCCACTCGTTATACTTCCCGACACATCGCCACCGGTAACTTTAGAAACACCATCTACCCACATATCAAACGTATCGGTTGATGGGTGAACAGCTATCTTGAAGCGATACCACGTGTCCATACTAACATTCATGATTTCGACATCACCACTATCACTTTGATATCGAAGTTTTGTGTCTTGGAACCATTGAAGTTTAACGGAATCGTTTTCTGATCCACCAACTTTCTCGATCATAATATAACGATATCTTGCACCACTATTATGGACTCTCGCATAAAATTCCATTACAAAGTCACTTGTTTGGTTTGTAAATGAAGCATAAGATTCTTGAGTCGAAGTACTGTCGGATCGGTAACAATAGCTAATGCGCCACCTGATTCATTTGTCCATTTACTTAGATCGCCCTCAAAATCATCGAAAAATTTAAATGTAGCGTCTCCATCCCAATCACTCGAAGCACCGGAATTCCCGTAATACATATAAATATCGGCTTCCACAGTGTTTGCCGGGGTATCAGTTTCAACCCATACAACGGCAGATGTGGACGCAGTATGCGATTCCATCCAGGCATCGAGGAGGGTTGTGCCATCCGCTTTCGTGAATCTCAGGTCTGAGAAGTCCGATTTCATGTCGGAATCCCATGCTACCGTTAATTTGAGTTGATAATCGGTTTGAGCGCCAGAACTACCTCCGGTTAGGGTGATTGCCTTCCGCCTCGACCAACTACTATTATACCACGCCATTTATATACCTATACTTTTTCTACAGTCGCCTTTCGAATATTACGCATATTTTCCTTCATCTTATTTTTCTCAGCTTTGATTTCTTCTTCTTTTACTACCCAGTCAACTTCCGCCGTTGCTCTTTCCGTCTGCACATCAGCGAGAGCACCGTCCAGTGATTCTATTTTCTGTATTAAATCAGCAGCTTCCATTTTCTGTGTATCATTTAATTCTGTAAAATTTATTGTCATTTATAATTCCACCTTTATTATTCTAATTATTCTTCTTCAAAACACCCATCGCCTCTTCACACATTTCCAACATGTACATCAGAGACTCCCGAATCGGATCGTCCGGGTCTAACCCTTTCAACAAAAGTCTACCCTCAAGTATAGCATCTTCGATTAATCCTTCGGGTGTATCTTTCACATTACTCACCGGTCTTCGTTGGCTTCTTTGTGGTAGTCTTTGGTGCCTTACCCTTTAGTTCATTCCGGATCTCGGTAAGCAGATTTACGATTTCCTGCTGTAGGATATAAGGTACCCGGTCTGCCGGGCGAGCGTTCTTTACGAATCGCTCTATAAGTTTAACTTCTTCATTATTCATAATTGTAATCTTCCTTTATATTAATTTTAAAAAATAAATGTGAGATTATTTCTCAATAACCTCAACCTGATCTGCGTTAAATACCCGCTTTACCAGTTCCACATCGTTCTGTGTTAGACCCTTGATTATATCAAAGGAACTCTTTAATATCCCGAATTCTGCGTCCTCGATTAGGACCTCGTCTGTGGAATCCCTTATTTTACGTGCAATCTCATCACGTTGTAGCAATTCCACGGCCTTAAGTTCTAAATCCGGATGCATTATACACGTTATCAGCGACGTCTTAACATCATATTCCTGATAAAATATTTTTGGTTTTCCTTCTTCATCAATCCCGGGTACCTCTACGGAATAGTTCCGCAGATCAATTTTCATCATGTGTCTTCACCTACGTCGTTGTTGCTTCTGCGTCGTAGTATGTCAGATATCCTGTAGTAGATCCAACCTTTACTTTCACAGTTCCTGCCACAGCACCGGCCTGGGTATTACCTGTTTGAATCATATTACCAGTTGCCGCAGTAAAACCCTGGAAACTCAACGCGAAAGCGTCATCATCCACATCAGCTTTACCATCCGTGGTACCGGCATTCACAACTCGTATAAACGACAACTCTGTTACCGCTCCTGCATCACTGGCATCACCAAAAGAATATATCTCCGCCATAACTGCCGCGTATGTTCCACCGGATGCCAGTGCGACGTCCGGAAGTCCAAGGGTACATCTTACAGCCACACCAAGACCTGTGACTGCACCACCGGTGGTACTCTCACCCATTCCAAGTGATAGATGTGCACCGTGTGCTGTACTTGCGGCGACACCGGAAATCTCAGTATATGCTCTAAGACATTCACCACCACCTGACGCACCAGCGAGATAGTGACGTAGATATGTATTCCTTGAATCACCTGATACCGCAGACGATTTTGTGTAAATGCTATTAAACTTCATACTTGCCGTGGTAGAACAATCTACCGGTGCGGCTGAAGTTCCTGCACCGATCATACACCCGGCCGTTTGTCCATTCACCATAGTTAACGGGAATGACATATTCGCAAGTTCCGTTGTATGTCTCGGGTTCAATTTCATCGTATCCATATTTTTATACCTCCATAAAAATAGAAGAATGTGGGATTAAATCCCTCATTCCTCGATCACGTCTGCGATTCCTCGTACGAGTCCTGTTGTTGCACTACCAAGCATTATCGTATTTAGGATATAACCTGTAGTATTCTTAGCGTGTGCTGCCACAGTCGTACCAAAAAGTCCTCTCTTTAGTCCTGTAAATGTACCTGATGTTGCCGCACCACCGGCGGTATATTGCATAATCTCATTATCCATCATGATATACCCGAGAGTTGATGGTAATTCAGTTGCGTCGCCTACATTATCGTATGTGTAGGTGTCATCTGTTGCATCATCAGTTAGAACACCATCTGCATCGTCTGTTGAATCACAATTCGCGTACGCCACCGCACCATCTATTACACCAGTTGAATCAATCAGAACTACAACTCCAACCGGATCTGCGAAAACAATCCAATCAAGTTGTGTCGCTTTCGTTCCCTTAAACTTAATGACCTTTCCACCGAGATTCGGTGAGACGTTATAAGTCGTTTCTGTTACTATTACTGCCATATTTTTTCCTCCATTATATAATTATCTTGTTCTTATTTGTTACATATTAGACGGTTTCACTTATAATGAAACCGTCTAATATAAAACTTAACTAAATATAGTTAATTAGTCCGATATTTCGTAAAGTTGGCCCATACCTTCAGGGAATTTGTTAACCATCGTCCTGTACGTTGATAGGAAGAACTTCTCAGAATCTCCTGTCTTCGCCAGTCTTTCGAACGTGATATCCTTCAGAATTCTCTGCTGGATAAAGTTGGTGTTAATACAGAACAGACGTCTTTCTGTGCTCGTATTCGGCATAAACTGACTTGCCAGAATTGGAACCCTACCAACTACTGTCTGAACAGATGGTAGTTGAAGTCCCCATGCAAGTGTTACATTAGGATCAACATATCTTGTGTAGTCCATAATCTGCTCAACAAGATCATCTGCTGTGTAAGGATCTGTTACGATCAAATTTGGTGCACCTTTTGCAACAAAACAATCACTTACAAGCTTTCTTACAGCAGATAGAGTGATAGCTCCACCCTGACTTGATGAATTAGACGTTAGAAGTTGTTGAAGTCCATCATGCTGGTACTGGTCCGTAGCGTTGTTTCCTGTCAGAATAGCAGCCTCAAGTGCTTCATTCATTGATTGTGTCTTATTAAGAACTTCTCTCTGCATTGAACTCTCGAAGTGAGCGCCCGCGATCTGTGCAACACCAGTTACACGCCCGGTGACACGTAGATATCTGATTGCTTCACTCGCCTCTTCCTTCGTATCATCCGTCTCATTAAGTGCTGGATCCTCGGCGCCCCACGTTGCAGCTCCTCTTGCGGTAACACGATAATACTGCGCAACTTTACCCTTATTGGTCACCTTCGGGATTAGACCAATTAGAGGGGTCATTCTCCGTGTGATATCAATTACTGCCTGATCCCACACAATCGGGGTATACGCATACCCTGCGGCACCGGATGCGGCACCCACATTAACAGCCTTCGCTAGTTCGCCTTCTCCGGTTTGTGTCACAAGTTTCTCACCCTTTGCGAACGTGTGTACACCATTCATTGCATCTTCGAAGATACTCTCATCCGGGAGTTCACCGAAACTCATCTTATAAAGGGATTCATGGTCGATTTCTCCACCATTTCCCCACCCATCTTTTGCCATATTAATTACCTCCGTAATGTGCTGCGATTACACCTGACAGTATACCCGTCGGTGTCTCGGTAGACTCAGTCTTCTCGACTGTACCCTCGTCCTGCTGTGCCTTATATAGAGGGCTCGCCTTTAGTTCCGCAATCTCAGCCTCTAACTCTTCCATCTTTTTGACGGTCATATCCGCCTCTTCAGTGATTTCGTTACCCTCGTCATCATACTTCTTCTTTGGTTCCTTTTCCTTCTTTTTAGCCTTCTCCACAGTATCAGGATCTTCTACATCACCCTCTGACTTATATGATGTCTCGGTACCTGTCTTCATACTCTTCACGTTAGCCTTTGCCGCTGCTTCAAGATCTTCGATCTTCTTTCGCATATCCTTGAGCTCAGCTACGAGTCTGTCGTAATCCTCGAGTTTTTCAACTGTCTCCTGCTTCTCGACCATATTAGTAACGGTATCTTCGATATATTTCGTAAGTTCGTCTACTTCTAGCCGAACAATTCCTTCTTCTTGTTCCATAGTTTTTCCTCCTATCATTTTACCTCCATATTTTATTTATTATGGAGTAATTATTATTTTTTGTGCCTCGCTGTATAGGTCATTGGCGGTAGGTCAATCGATCTACCCGTTCAATATTTATAGTTCCTGTAAATTAATTTCGATTAGATTACTGTTTTCAGATTTTTGGACGGTGAGATCTTCCTCTTCGATCTTTACCATGTTATCCAAACCCGTTTCGAGTTTCTCTAATCTGTCTTTCAATGTGGCATTTTCCACAATTAACTCTTCAAATTTTGCCACCGCTTGGTCTACAATCGGATCGTCCTCAATCTTACCAATTTCGCTCCGTTGTGGTCCGAAATCTTCCTTACCGTGTGCCCACATCCAACCACAGAATGCTGATGCATCTTTCATACCCGGGATCCCCTTTGCGGTTCCCATACAGTTGTCCCACCACGTTTTAGGGGCTTTGCCTTCACCCTTCTCGATGGTTTCTGTGTCGTCATTCATGGGACAGTTATCTCCCACACATGCTGCTTTTAGTACTGAAAAGAACGAGTCAGGATTTGCTGGTAGATCTACGAGACTTATTTCTGAGATCCGGGTTGTTATAACACGATTTACGTCTTTTTGTAGTGTAGGATCGAATGTTTTTACTCTTTTTGCTCTCCCACCAATTGAAAAGCCCTTCACGATCCCCTCTTCAACTTTTGTTCGGATACTTTCCGTATCCGGGGCATTTGATATCTTACATACAATAAACGGTCCCTCATCAGTAAATTCGGTCTTCCACATCTTACCTGTCGAATCTGTATAAGAAGGCACCACAACCCCAATAGCAGCCATGTTCGATGTGTCCTTACCGTGCATGTATTTTAGTACGGGGTTGGTCATGTAATCATCCCACACCTTCCGGACCTCGTTCAGATCTACGATTTCACCGTCATGATCCATTTTTTCTGTTGTACAAATTCCGGCGATATAGATATTACCATCATTTGATTTCTCTATTTTAGTCAATTCACCATGATAATTGAATTCGTTATCTGTGATTTTATTTTCTTCTTGTTCCTCCATCTATATTTACCTCCAAATATCTAAAAAAATTAAATAAGATAGACTAATAGTTAATCTACCAAAAAATATCAAAATTAATCAGAATTAAATATCTAATATATTAAATTCTTTATTTTCATAATATTCTTCATCATATTCTAATGCGTATAATATTAATCGTTCCCAAAATGATCTATTTTTATTAAACATAGAATTGTGCCTACCTGATACAGGAATCAATTTCCATTTAATACCGTCACAACCTTGTCGTTTATCATAATCCACATGATGGACTGTCAATTCTCTAACTTTACCACTCTTCGTAACATTACAGATATCACGATGGATTCCAGTTAAATAATCACAATTATTATATTTTTCACGAATCTCCAATCTTTTAGCATTATTAAAATCTTCACAATATGGTTCAAATGAAATTCCACCTTTCCATACTGGACTATTTTTCCCACATTTATTTTCTGACATCCACATATAATAACAAGTATTAGAACAAAATTTCTTTATATCTTTTTGATGTGGATCTACTTTAAATTCACAACCACACTGTTTACAAATAACTGTTACCTTACCACCTTTCCAATGTACAGAATTTTCACCTTTGTATAATCCAGATTCTCTCCTCCAAGTATCCGCACATTCATGTGAACAGAATTTCCTATTATCTTTTTCACTTGGATAAATAGTAAATAATTTATTACATTGTTTACAATTTATAAATATTTTACTCGTACGATTAGGGTTTTTGTCACTATTATGCCATACATGTGAACATTCTTGTGAACAAAAAATAGCCTTATAATCACAACTTGTAAATTCTATACCACAATTTCGACACTTTTTTGTGTATCTTATAAGTTCTGATTCTTCTTTCTTCATAGGATGATTCTCACCAGTATAATAATCTGATCTACATTTAAGTGAACAGAACTTTCTATTACTAGATATATAAGATTCAAATAATTCACCACATTGTTTACATGGTTTTATTATTTTCTTCATTTTATCTGGAGGTCTACCTATCATATATACTTACCATAAGTACATTAGCTCTCATCCTATATAAACCTTTTGGTCATAAACTTTTAAAGTTTTGATAAATCAATTTCTATCAATTCTGATTTTTCCATTTTCATTGCTTGTTCCGATAATTTATCTCGTTTTTTCTCTGCAAGCATCAATGCCGTAGAATCCGAATATCCTTCCGAGATCAATTTATCTTTATAATCATCAACCGAAAACGTTTCAATACTTTCCGGTTCTTTCCTACCTTCACCTGCCATTATTCCTATTACCTCGTCTCGGATATTGCTCTCTTATTACATTTCCCAGGACATCACACGTCTCGCCATCCTGACACCCACCACGGTTATAGTTAGCGCGCGTTCCACCACCGGAACCATCTCGTTTCGGTTCACCTTTTTCTGTCATATTTAATCACCTTTATATTTTATTTTTAATAGTTCGCCAATGCCCTTTTCGTTTCGCTGTTTGCTTGACCCAAACTTCATGTGTCTGTGGATCTTCGGACTTTAATAATTTTTCAATATTAATTTCGATCTTCCCGAGTTTCTTATCTCCAGCATACATCTGTCCACCCACAGTAATCACATTGTCCGGAAGTCGTATCAGAGGTACTGTTGAACACCGTCCATTCGCATGGAATATAGGATACATCCACGTCTTAGTCGGATTTTCCGGGTCTCGGAATGGTTTATCTACAGGTTGAATTTGACCTTGCATTCGTCGGCATAATGCGCATAGTCGTTTATCCTTTGCACCGACTACCATTTTATATTTAACCACACTGGATTTTTCGTATGCCGATTGACGACCGGCGTTCTGGGCATTTACAACCTCCGACCGGGCGATTCTCTCGAGTTGCCACGGTAACATATCTGTAAATATCCCATCTAAACGGTTTGTAATCTCTGAGATCGATTCATTAGCCTTCATTGCCTCCAGAATCTCAAACTTAAGATCACCATCCAATTTCGATTTAGTTTTATCTGAAAGAATTAATTCACGCTCACGGAGATAATCAAGTGCTAAGGGATCTGCTTTTGTCCTACCGAGGTTGTATTCTTCGTTGGTGTCCTCGTGTGACGACGTGAAGGCGTTTATGACCCTACTCGTAAGTAGTACCCGGAAACCCGGTATGTCTATAGACTTTAATAATTTCGCTATAAAGTCTATCACAGCACCTTTTTCTAATATATCATCCATTAAATTCACCGATAATTACTTTACAGTATATATACTTTGAACACCATGTTTTGGTAACGTGGATTCCCATGGGAATTTCTTCTCATCTTCCTTCTCCTCATACGCATCACTTATAACCTCCTTCACAGATTTGGATTTAGCTTTCTTTTTCCGTTTCTTTTTATCTTTTGAACCCGGTAATCGAAATTTATTCAGTTCATCAGTGTCTATTTCAATCATGTAATCACCTCTTTTCACAGGCATCGATTAGTAAGCTTGCCGTATTTTTAAGTTTTTCACCGTAGGTAACGATATAGGACACGAAATCCCTGAATTCATCATTTTCGGTAGCACCATATCTATTATCGAGTAATTTTATAAATCCTAATATAGTTGATAATGATTCACGCATATCATGTGCCACAATACCATTTATAGTTGTAAATTTATCCAAGGTTTCTTTTAATTCAATATCTTGTTCCCGCATCTTCATGATCGTTGAAATCGTGGTATGAAGGAAAAACACAGCCTTCTCAAACTCATCCATCGTGGTAAGTGGTAGTTTTTCGTAACCAGCCCACAAGTCATCCGGTTTCGCACCGATCCTTTCTGCCGTCTTATTGATTTCTGATCTTGGAATATCCTCAACACGTTTCTGTCCTATCGCCCATGCAGCAATAACTTTACCATTCCACATGACCGGAACAATCGAATCTGCCAATTGTGAAAAGATCGCACAGTGGTATGTTGCAGGTTCACCGTTTGCTACTATATCGAAAAGTCCTTTCTTGGAATCCCGGCACGCCCTACCCCCGTCCTTCGTAGCACGTATCGTTTTACAAAAATCTGTAAATCCGGAAGGTTCTGTAATCATTTTTCCCGTGTCATCAAAGATCGCCGATGCAACACCGAAGAAATCTGAAAATCGGTTCTGGAATACCTGTAAATTTGTTACGAATTCTTTATTTAATATACCGTCCACTTATATCATCCCTAATCTTATATCTATTTTTATATTGTTCTTCCATAAATTTGGAAATATCTAAAAGTACTCCATAGCCATAGATATCATCCAATCCCTTTCTAACATTACCCATCATAACAATTTACCAGCAGTTTTAAGTATTATTGTTACCATAGCGGCGATAATACCAACCCCAACTCCTTTATCAATCTTTCCATTAACTAATTTGTCTGATATAGCCTTACTAATTCCAGGATCATTACTATAATTCGTAACCAGCATTATATTTGCAGATTTATCATAATCCACAATCATCTTAGCTGCATCGATCCCGGATTTCCCGGGCATTCGAACATCCATAAGAACAATCATAGGACGATATAATACGTACAATTCAAAACCTTTGTCGGCATCCTCTGCAAAAAGAATATGCCCGGAGAGTTTCCCATTGCCATTATCGACCATAGATTCTAATAATAGACGCATATACGCCACACTGTCATCTACTATTAATATATAATTACTAAAATCTTTCATTCTATATCCTCACTCTCCATATAATTTATTATAATATCTCTAATTGTAATCAATTCTGTACGTCGTGGATCTTTTGTACTTGTGGTCAGTATTATTGATTCCATTATTATGAGTGCTTGTGATAACAATTTAACACCTTAAACGTCTGTATCTGGTTTATCCAGTAAGATTGCTGCTGTACACGCGCCCATGTATCCGAGTAAGACCTCTACTTGTTGGATATTCAATATAATCATTACTATGGACATACTTACGATACCCACAAGTGATCTAATCCTTATTTCATTTATATTTATCATTATTACCTTCTATTTTATTAGAAATCGATAGCTATATCTGTGGCATTATTAGCCCCTCCGATACTATTTGCAAATTCAGCTGCATTCCACGGAGAATTAAGTCCCGAATTATATACGGCGATTGAAATTTTTCCTGCACCAGTATAAATAACCGGATAATTCGCCCCACCATCCCCATGTAATAACGTTGAAAATTTCGCTTTAAACTTGTCGTCTGCTTCCACGGTAAATTCCACAGCTGGCTCTCCAGTTGCACCTGTAAGACGTGAGAACGAAACCTTATACGATGGATCTATACTATTAATCTGAAGAGCAGATTTTCCCGCACTCCCTGTAAGTGAAGAATCACGTATATGTACAATAGCATCCGTACCGGAAGTCACAAGAATCTCGAATGCATTTTCTGAACATATACACCCATGCATGTGAAGTTCAGCATTATTCCCGTTCACGTTTACGGTTCCTCCCGTAATCGCTCCACACGCATCAAATATTAATATATCATTCGCTGTCAAATCTGCAATATCACCTGTGAATGTAATTCCGTACAGTGAACGTCCCCTGATCTGAACCGTCCCTGATGCCGGCATTGTGAGTTTCGGTACATCTATCTGGTCTTCACCTAACATTATGATATCTTCACCTGTTACAGATTTAACAGCTTCCACAAGATCAAAATATTTATTTGAAGCGTCTCCACCAACGTTCTTCACATGATCTGTTATCTGGATCTCGCCACAGATACCATTAAACATTTGATTTCCTACCAATATGGCATCTGTAATTGGGACATCAGCCGTAATATCACACTGATCCGCAGGTAAAGGCATTTCGGCGGAGTCCAACATATCACAGTTCGCCATCTGGAATACTCCCGGGTCAGACACGAAATGAATTCCGTTTGATACCGTCACACCTCTGTATGCAATCCCGGCTGTAGTATCATATACGTGCCTATAAGCACCGAAACTATGATAATTTTTGGCAAAATGGTACCAATCGCCACCTAACGTCAAATTAGTAAACGCAAGGTGCCCGCCGTCCATATCAAAAACTGCATAACCACCGGTGTGTGTCGATGTGAGTACCGGGTTTTGCCACCACCCGAACCAACAATTGAGTAACACTAAATAACGGGCATTAGCTACGTTCGTACCTGTAAGATTAAAAGCTTTAGAGTTTACGAATGAACAATCCATCCACGTATTATATACAACCGTGTCAAAAGTTGATTCTGTAAATGATCCACCACCGAAATAGACCCCGTCGTACCTATCTTGTCCGAGTTTACCAAATGTACCACCTGCATCGGTTATAATATTTATATTCTGCATAAGATAAAAATCATTAGCTTCTGCCCGCATCGGATAATGCGCCGGGTCAAGACCGGTATTATAAAGTGTTACCGGACGTAATTCGTTGGTTGGGGCGTGTCGTGCAATCCCCCTTATAAAATACCCCGGGTAACTGTGGATTTGTTCTGTATAATAACCACTGTGTACATTTATAATAACACCTGTATGTGCACCGTATTTTCCATGCATGAAGTCTATGGCTTCCTGTATGGTCGGGAATTGCCGTTTAAACGAATTATAATGGAAACTCGGACTCACCTCAGCCACATATTCGGGTGGTGCATCCGGTGCTTTTATGTAATCTAGATCCATAATCTAACCCACCATCGTATAAGTCACACCATCACCATCAGATGTAGAATCTATCCATATTTTGGAAATATTGTCGATACATATTATCACGCCATCACCGGCATTCAGTGGAACACCCTGCCGTGTAAGTTCCGCCGCAACAACATTGAGATCTCCCACACAGACAATGCCGGTGTTAGTAAACTCTGCCACAATGATTATTCCACCTATCGTCAATGTGCTCGCAAGTTGTACCGCAGTTCCGGCAGTAGGTATAACCTGACGCCCGGAACCTATCGTCTCGGGGGCGTAATCGGGTATACCACTACCTCGACCTGAAAGCTCGACAAACCTTTTTCCCATTTATAACTCCTTATAATTATAATTATTCTTCAAGATAATAAATTGTTGCTCGGGTGGTAACACTTCCGGAACTGAATGTAGTATTTTTTAATTGTATAATCTCGTCCACATCACCTAATATATTTACATCATCTACATGAGAACTCGTATGACTACTAATATGAATTTGATTATTACTATCTAATATTTTATCTGGTACATCGGCACCATCTCTACCAAACGCTAAAGTCGCTTTTACCGTAGCCGTAACTTTACTCCCTACGACTTGAGACGTCGTGTGTCCTATTACGTGGATTCTTTTACCTGCTTTGGGTGTTAGACTATCCGTCTCAGCAGACGTCGTAACTATAAATCTCTTTATCTCTATATTAGGCGGATATGCCATCATTCCGGGGTCCATTCAAACCACCATCGGTACGAGATTATCCCCACCTTCCACATAACCCACGTCCTCTAATTGTCGGAGTCTCTCGGTTTGAATGTACATATTTTCCGGGTAATCTTCGTAAGAAACTTCGCCATATTCGGGGTGTTGACACGTCATCTCGTCTTCCAATACATCCGTATTCCCGGGTGACATCCGTATAATTATGTCTGTACAATCTAAGGGTGTTTCACCTCTACCTTCCATCGTAACCCATCGCATACCCTTTTCGTACGTCTTATACCAAATCTTTTGATTATTAAGACCGTGTTGTGTGTCATAATCAGCCGGAACGGTTGGAAGATGTGATCGTGTAATATCAGATGCCTGATTCACATTTATAAGATCCTCTAAATCTAATTCTATTTTTATTTTTACCATTATGTTGTACTCCCGATTGAAGTTATAGAGAATGTCGTGTGGTGATCTGTTAAATCGGACTGTATAAATATAAAAACTCTTGCATGATGTACTAATATAAGTTCGTCCTCATCACCTGCTACAACAGCGTTAGAATACAGAACAAAATTATCCCCATTAGCATAATCACTCCGGACTTCCACACTATAATTTAGTGTATTGGATCCGGTGTTAGCAATTATGTGTACACTGTCGTTAAATGCCCGGGTATCCAAATCGACCACCGCAGTAGAAGTGTTAACAGTCGTACCCGTAATCGGGTCGGTAGACTTCGCGCTATACCGTGGACTACCTAATAATTCCTTCTGATTCCATTCGGACATTCAATAACACCACATTTATTTATAATAAAGATATATTGTAAATGATTTATCCGTCTGGTCCGTCGTACATGAACACGTAACTGTAATCGTACCGGACATCGGTACCGGTGTTGCTGATACTAATACTGCCGTAGTTGTGTTATCACTGATACTACTCTTGGAATATGTCGTTTCGCTATCTTCATTAACGAAGGATAATGTAAAATCTGCATCGGTTGCAAGATCAGGTGCTACGATTACGTAATTAAGTAATTCCCCATTAACCGCTACATCAGTCGATCCGGTCTTCCCGGTCACGATCGTGACCTCAACCTTTCTTTGGGCGACCTGCATACGCCACTGTCTGTTATCAATAGTTTCAAATGCCATTTATTTCCCTCCATTTATATTATTATAATTAATTATCATCTTTAACATTTAATCACTTATTAGATTCTGCCTGTTTCTTCACATCATATAGAAATTTCTCGATTTCTAATAGTCGTCCTGCCTGTTTAGCCATCTGACGAAGTCCGGATGCTAACGTTACGGAATACATCCCCTTTTTCGCTTGTGTGTCCATATCTGTGCAGGTTTGATTGATCTTTTTGTTCCACTGTGGTTTTAGGTCGGATCCTACGAGTTGTCTCCGGTTAAATTGTCGTCCACCCCGGGTTACTGAGATAGATTCGTAATGTTTAGACGACTTTGTAAGTTCATCTACGTCTATTTCAAGTTTTGTAGCGTGTTTACTCGCTTCGATAGCACGATGTTGTGCCATTGCAGCTTCTTTCGTAGGAAAACAAGCAATAATAGCCCCAGGGTCATGATGACACGAAATTGTACACCACTTATTACCTCGTTTCTCTACTACCATTAGTTACATCCTCTTTTTCTGATCCTACAAGTGGATCGTACTTCCTCGCTTCCTTAAGATCTATTTTGCCTTTATAAACGCTTTCATCCATTCTTTATCACCTTCATATCTACTCATGTCTGATTGTGTTGCTTTTGGTATTACTAACTTTGTCATCCCGATCGCGTCATAGAACTTATCACTGTCTTCATCCAGTGATTCCAATTTTACAGTCTCCGCACCGGCTTTCATCGCTTCTTTGATCAACTCACCCATAATTTTTACACCGACCCCCTGCCGGCGATTATAACCATTTACTTCAATAATATTAATGTGAAAATTATTATCGTCATCTACATTATAACTAGTAATACCAACGATTTTATCATTATCTGTACATATATTTACATAATCCGGGACACTACCAGCAAAGAAATACGAATGTTTATAATCCCATCCTAAAGATTTTATAAAATTCATGGGTTCCATACCTTTAACGTTTGCTTCCTTCAAGGCTTTCATTTCGATACCGGAACTCTCTTTTACTTTCTCCTTTTGACCTAAACGTCGTTGTTGGATAAACGTTTTACCACCACGGGTAACCTTCACCGGCCCCTTATGTGTACCGACTTCTAATTTATTGATGTCTATTTCAATCATATTTCGGGTGTCCTTAAGATCTATTTTGCCTTTATAAACTCTTTCATCCATTCTTTACTCCCGACAAAACTTGTCATAAAGATTTTTCCTTTATTTTCCATCCCGATAGCTTCATAGAATTTATCGGAATCTGCGTCCATTGATTGTAATGATATCTCTTTAGCGTCATTCTCCATTGCATATCTAACGATTTGTCGCATCGCTGACACGCCTTTCCCTTGACGTTGTGTATCCGGATTAATTTCAAGAAGTGATAACATTAGCGTTTTGTCATATCTCATCCTGAGATCACTTATACCAGAGATTTTATCATTTTCCATAAATACAAAACTATCATTTGATACAAAATTACTAAATAATCGTGATTTTTCTGCGTTCCACCCATGGTCTACCACGAAATCTATCGCTTTCACATCTTTAGATTTTATATCCTCTAGACAATCCATCGTGAGTTCCGTTGATGGTACCGGTTTCACATCAGGTTCTTTCTTACCTACACGTTGTTTACGTTGGAACACTTTACCACCACGACGGACGGTGACCACACCTTCGTGTGTGCCACGTTCGAGCTTGTGGAGATTTATTTCTATGGTCATATTTTTATTTAATCCTTTTAATATTTTTTATTATATTTGGATTAGTTATTACAATATCACCAGGCAGTCCAATCATACCATCATATTTCTTATTGAATTCTTTAACAACGAGATTCGTCATTGTTTCATCATGCTTTCCTTCTCGTTCCGCATATAGTTTTTCAACTTCGGGACTACTAAATCCGTGTTTATCAATAGCCCAAAAGTAGCATCACCATATCTACTTGTATCTTCCATATCATTATTAAAATAGATAAATCCGTACTTGGACCACGTCTGTGCACCTTGTCTTTGTTCGGGGGTATACCTATCTGTTAATTTCCCTTTTGTCTTGAATCCTTCTTTCGATATCTTTTCAGCATTTTTTAATGATGTGGAGTGATATAATTTTCCAGTATAAGTTTTACCTGCCACAACCTGTGTTATATCTTTTTCTGGTTGTCTCACTGGATATATATCTTTTTTCTTCGTTCCTAACCGTCTCATCTGTGTAAACGTTTTACCACCACGGGTAACCTGTACTGGTCCTTTATGCGTACCAATTTCAGATCCAAGTTTGTGCAAATTTATTTCAATCATTTCATATTTCCTGTAACATAAATCTGTTCCAGTTCACCAAGAATCTTGTTCCGGGCATCGATAGACCACTTATCAAGTTCCCTCTTTGTGGTTTCTTCCTCGTCTTCTGCTTCCTTCTTTTTCTTCTTCTTAGTTTTAGAATCCCACACAGTT